AGTTAAAGTTTTCATATGCTCTCCTATTAATCTTTCTCCTTCTGCATTCAATTCATTGTTACCAGTTTTATTTAATATAGTTTGAATAGCATCACTATATGTGATTCTAGGTATCCAAGAATTGGAAAAAATGCTAGCAGGATGCCCTATTCCCATATCAAGTTTATCAATACCAAGAATTTTCAGTTCATTTGCACATTCTTGGTTAAGTGTGCTCATTATATCCTTGAGTAGTCTTTCTTGTACTGCCATTACATCCTCTGCAGAATCAATAAATCCCATCTCTAGATCAAGACCTATAAATTCTGTCAGATGCCGGTTTGTATTAGAACCTTCTGCTCTATACACTTTACCGATTTCAAAAACCCTCTCAAATGCACCCACCATCATTTGTTTATAGAATTGGGGAGATTGAGTAAGGAATAATTCGGTTTCGAAATACTTAACAGGAAATAATTCTGCACCACTTTCCAAACCAGATGCAGAAATTTTGGTTGATTGTATTTCTGTAAACCCGTGGTGATTAAGATGTTCCCTAAAAGCCTTTACAATTTTTGACTGTATAATAAATATAGCGCGTTCCCGCGTGCCGCGTAAGGTAATAGGCCGGTGTATATTTAGTGTGTTAAAGGGTACTGGAATTGGACCATTTAAAGGGAAAGGAAGTACTTCTGAGAGGCCTAAAATATTAATTTGGGAAGCTACTATTTCTATTCCCCCATATTTGCATTGCGGCTCTAATTTCGGGGTTCCTATTATTTCCACTGTACTTTCAACACGCAATATTTCAGGGATGAGATCTTTCGGAATGAAGACCTGTGTATATTGAGGTATTCCTCTGCGGTTCTCTCTGAGAACAATAAAGGCCATCTTGGATAGCTTACGATATTCATGAACCCATCCTTTTACAAGTATTTCTTGTCCTATATGGTTTTTAACCATGTCTGCAGGTACTCTATTTTTACTACCCATAATATTATTAAAAATTCCTTACCTCAGGGTAAGGAAACTTGATTGCTGATTTATTGATGGCTTTCGCCTTTTTGTTTGCATTACACCGATGGCAGGATACAATAAAATTTTTTATATCCTTAGCTAAATGTGGATGCGTTTTTTGTGGATAAAAGTGATCCGTAGTTGCTAGTATCTCTATATTTGGTATCTTATACCAGGGATAGATTACAAGATTAGCCTTACCACAATATTCACAATGGAGTTCACCATATTTAGCTAATATGGATTCTAACCATTTGGTATTAAATACCATTTGATCGTATACAACCCTTCCTTTTTTAGTAGTAGCCCACTTAGGTTCTAATTCTCTATCCTCCTCTAATCTATATTGATCTAAAAGTAATTGATGCGAGCCCCAAGATCCGAGGCTCGCATCAGAACAAACTTTTACGCTTACACGTACCTGCTTATTTTTACTTTTTACAATTTCGATCATAACTACTTGAGTGTTAACTCTTAGTCCTGCAGGAGAGCCTTCAGTTCTTCTACTGTAGAAGCTCCGAGTTTTTCCTCCTCCTTCCGGGCAATGATGGCCAGAATTTTTTCATTATGCTGCTTTTTATCGCCGGCAGTTCTAGCTGCTTCGGAAGCTTCTACCTTATCAGTCAAAATTTCTAAAACAATATCAAACCGGAGTTTGGCTATTCTGTCTTTTTCTGACTTTTTGGTAACGAAAGATTTGCCGCCGGAAGCTTCAAATTCGTTTTCCAGTTTTACGGCCATCGCATCCAGCTGAGGAATAGTGAGCTGCCATAAATTTTCTACTGTTAATTCTCCCTTTGAAGAAGGGATCCTTAAGTTTAGCCTTGAGGCTTCTTTGAAGATGTTCATTTTAAAAGATTGATTGGTTGGTTATTAATAAAAAATCGTATTAGAATTTAACTTTAATTGTTCGGTTAAAGGAACCAGTTAATTTGAGTATTACCTCATCTTTCACTGTGCTATTGAAGCCTAATCCTGATAATTGTTTGTCTGTAGGCTTGATCTTGTTATTAGCCCCTAGTACTTCCAAAACTTTCCTGTGTGTTAATAGATCTGGTAAAAGATTTTCATTGTGAAATCCTCTCACATCCTGATTAGTCTTTGCATTTTCTAACATAAAGAAATAATGCTTATTCCCTGCAGGATTTTCTCCCCAATGATTAGGAGATAAACAAACCAAATTAACCTTTTGGAAGGTGTTTGTTTCCATACCCCATATTTCCCTTGAAGATTCGGTAGAAGGTAATTTATGATTGATTGAAAATACCCCATTCTTTAGAGTTATTTCCGCTACCTGTATATTTCCTGAAACCGGTTTGTTGTAAACATATGTGAAAGTTTGTCCATCAAATTCTACCTCTGCAGTAAAGCCTTTTGAGCCACGAGAAGCAAATTGATGAACCCAAACCTTATAAATCCCATCCTTCATCTTTGATTTATCGCTCCATGCGATATTTTCAACGATATTCTTATTTCCATAATTATTTGGCTGTGTAATATCAACATCCAATTGACCAGACATAGGAGATCTTCCGTTGCCTGAATCCTTACGGAATCTGCGCTCTCCATAATAGATATGTTCACCCTTCTGATTTTGTGGTTCTTGTGCATGTGCATCTAGATCCGAATTATCGGAAGGATCTCCTTCGCCCCACATAATACTGAAGCGAAGTACTCCATCTACCTTACCCCCCTTTGCCTGAACCGCCTCTTTTATCATACTTTTACCTGCAAGGTTACCGTTAAAGTCCCAGGAGTAATTATTAGGCCATTTAAAAATTGGCTTACTTTCTTTACTGTTAGTTGTCGTCATCGTAACCAAATTACCTTCGTGCTTGTTAGTAAACAAAGCCTCAATAGAGGAACAGGAAGGTAAAATATCCTTCATAAATTCCTCAATCGGAATTTCTTCCACCCCCTCAAACTTAGCTACCTTTGTTGGTCCAGCAGAGGCCTTCACATTATCAAAGATTGTAACAGGCTTTATCTTGCTATTTGTAGAAATATGTTTGATGTCGTTGACATTGATATCATCAATAGTAGCAAGCCTACGATCAAATGATTCCAGATATCCGTTATCAATAACAAATTTTTGAGCTGCCTCTATCTGACTTTTTGTAATTGGTGCACTGGCCTTCATATAATTTGCCGGATCCACACGTTTGTTAAAGTCCAGGCAAGCTTTATTAAGGTCTTCACCTCCTTCCAGCTCATAGCAAAATTCACCAACCAATGTATTACCAAATTTGGCAGTCCTTTCGTCTAAGCCATAACTTGTTTCCCAGAGCCAATTATTTTTATTAGTTTTTAACTTATCATATTTAGATTTGTGACCAATCATATTTTCAATGGCATGCAAATGTGCATTCCCATTTAAAAGGCTGCCCTGGTTAATTAGATCCTTCGCCAAATTTAGAGTCTCTAATGAGACTTCTTCCATTGTCCTTTTGAATACATCGTATTTGGTACGATAGTCACCCATTATAGTTTCTACCGATTTGTCCGACTTATCTACAAATTTGGCAGGAAGGTCAACATGGATGTGATTGAATGCTCGTATTTCATCGGGTTTAACCACGCCATATTTTTCTGCCTCTTCCAGAGTGTATTGTTTATGGTTTATTTCAATACCCAGGCGGTATGTTGGTTGATTAGGCTTAATCCGTTCGTAAGGAAGTGAATTAAGTTCCTCGTGTGTTTCGAAGAATACATTTTCAATTTGCCTGGTTTTCAAAACACCATGTAGTGCATCTGCAACAACCTTATAGGGACCTTTAATGTTTAGATCCCCGAACATAGAAAGTAATTCTCCGTTCTCATCAATCGCTACAATATTCCCATATCGTTTGATGAAATTGTTACAGTTGTTACAGTTGTGCATGGTACTATCTGGACTTCGAAAGATCGGATTAGAACCATCAGGAAATGCCATCAAATATAACTGATAGATTTCCCTTCCTGATATATTAGACCTGAATAATTTCCCGGTTGAACACATTTTTTGAAATTGTTCCTTCAGGTTAATAATTAATTCTTCCATGTCATTATTTTATTTATAAAGCAAATATAATAAAAAATATCTGTCCGGAAAAATTAAAGTTGTTAAAGATTTTATAAGATTTTATACACTCGATTACTTAATACGTTCGAATATGAAATGAGGAATAGCATATATTCCATCTGATGATTTAAGTATTTCCATCTTTACAAAACATTCCCCATCTGGATAAACTTCTCCTTTTAATATAGAATAGCGTTCTGTAAAATTTGGGATTAGTATTTTACTAGAATCCACTCTATAAGAACCATAAATTGCCCCATGAAAGTAATATCCATCTAAAAGTTTGTCCATAAATATTTATTTTATTCTCTCAAAAGGGAAAACAAGTTTCGCTAATCTAGACCAAACCCCATCTTCGTTAAATCGAATATCAAGTTCACTACATTCGAAAATTGTAAAATCCACAAAAGTTTCCTCTAGTGGTTTGTCTATGTCAGAATTTTCTAGAGGATAGGATTTACTGTTATCCAAAAAAGGTAATATTATCCAGGGGTTTCTGTATATTCCATAAACTATACCATTCCGATAATAACCTCTTTCCATTATTTAATTTATTTTATTCTTCCAAATGGTACATGGGGATCTGCAAATTCACGAAATATACCTTCATCATTTTGTAGTAGTGGACCAGGAACAAGGTCAAAGTATATCTCACCCTCAAAATCATCAGACAAGGGATTAGGTGTAATCATTTTAAATGCTATCTTAGATGCAAGATTAAAAATTATAACTGTTCCCCTAGTTTGCTCTTCTTCCCAAACTTCCCCATTTTTATAAAATCCCTTCCTTATTTTTATTTGATTCTTCTCCATGGAAAATTAATTTCCGCTTTTAGTGATTTTCTTCCTGTTTCAGTTTCAGTAGTTACTAAAAGATAGCTCACACGACCTACCCAATCGGGGCCTGGGGTGGGACCCTCTACACTAATAGCACTACCATGATTTGGAATAATCTGGTTATTCCAAAGTAAGCCGTATCCTATCTTATTATCTTCCATGTAATTAATACATCTAGAACTTTACGTCTTTTACACCCTCACAATTATCACCACGGGCAACTATGTTTTCATCTAGTACCCTCTTGTCTAATAGAGTCCTAAATGAGGAATGTTTCGCACATTCTATTCCTGCTGAGCTAGCAACAACATATCTGCAACACTCATGTCCTTGTCCGGGTTTGCAGACATTATAAAAATGCTCATCGGGTATTGGATTAGTTAAATTTTCCATATTTGTTTATTTAATTCTTTCAAAGCTAATCAATGGGATTGCATATTTACTTATTTTACCAGTAATCATATTCTCGCGGTCCATAAAATATTTTGTCGTTAGTTCGAATTTTTGTCCAGATTGTTTTAGACACTCTAACATATTTTCAATATCTTTATGTAAGGGAAAAGTAATAATTGCTTCATTCTTGGTTCTTACCATACCAAAATCAAATCCTCCTATAACAATTTTGGTTTGATATCTATATTCCATTATTTAATTCGTTTAAATGGTACTAATGGTATTAATATTCTTTTTATAATATTCATTGGATTCCCTGTTGTAAGGGATTTCCCAATAAATTCAAGTTCGGTACGGGTTTCAAATAAAAAGCTTCTGTCTGAATCTATATTAAATCCATCTGCTATTCGGTACATGTAAACGTAATCATGTCTTCCATCCTGGCAAACGGGTATTAATTGGCCATTAAGAATTCTCGCTCTCTGTATCACTTAATCCTTTCAAATGTTAATAATGGTATGGCAGTGCAAGAATCTCCGCCTTCTTCATAATAGGTTTCACACAATTCAAATAGTTGGCCTTCTGTTGGTATTGTTTCTGGATCTATTCCTACATCCAATGTATAAAATGAACGGATCTCTCCAAGTTCATTATAAACAAGACCTTGTCCATATTTACATATAGTTCTTGAAATAATTATATATTTTCCATTAACCCACTTTATTTCTGCAAATTTCATTTTATCCTTTCAAAGGTTAATAGTGGTTCTACTGTTGTTCCAAATCCCGCTAATACCCAACCATTATCAAGTAGCTCTGAATTTTCATGGGTTATGAAAGAAAAAGATATTCCCTCTGGTACATCCATATTAGGTAATATTTTCCAAGGTACTGGAGATAAATTTAATTTATTTGTTATATTTTCCTGTCCGAATGGAGTTATTAAATGAATTGTGCCATGAAGAACTATTCCTTGGTAAACTTTTAATTTACCTGTTGAAAATTCATAATCCCGTGAAAAATCTATATTCATTTTATTCGTTCAAATTCTAAAATAGGATCAATAAATTTTCTAGTTACCAGCTTAAAATATTCTTTTTCCATTATCCCTGCTCTTTCTACGCACTCTTTATACACAATTCTAAAAATAAAGGGAATATCATTAAGAATAGGATATTCTTGAAATCCTAAAAGCCCCTCCATACCACAGCATTCTTCTATATTCCTTGTTATCTGTCCCATACTATTTAATAGCTCCCCTTGTTTATTGGTCAGATAAACAATATCATTTATTAAAATACCATAAAATAGTGTTGTCTCCTGAAACTCTCCCATCATTTGATTCTTTCAAATATTAGTAATGGCTCAATTATAGAATATATTTCATGCGTCATTAGACCATTTAAATTTAATTTGGCTCTTTGCTGATAGCTAAAAGTAAAATGAAATAATACACCAGGTGTAATAAAAGCTCCATATTTTATTTCTAAATATTCTCCAAGAGTTAAAATGGTCTATTACTAAGATCTAAGCAATTAATAATATTACCCTCTAATATTCCCCTGATTATTAATTCTTCTATTATCATTTTATTCTACTAAATTTAGGGGGAAGTATATTCAGCTCAAGTATGTAAAGTCTTTGAAATTCATCAGGATCTCCTCCACTCCATATTTCTTGATATTCTATATAACCATCTATTTCTCTTGCCCATTCTGGAACACCAAAACCAGTTGGAATTTCTTCCATATTGCCATTAATTTTACTAATTAATATTTGGTAATGTGTCTTATTCTTTATACGCCCGCATTTTATTTTGCTCTCTCCCATACAAATATTGGTTCTGCTACCCAATGTATAATAGGTTTATCTTTTACCTCTATTAAAATATCACCCTCAAATAATACAATACCATCCGGAATTTTTTGAGCCATTATGAATAGACTTTTTGATAAAAATCCATCCTCACCAGAAATATATAATTCACCATTTATTAAGATACCTGCTGTTCTGACTTTCATCCTATCCTGGATTATTATTTATTTGATCCTTTCCCATTTCATTTGTATCTCTGCTTCGTATATGATTTTAGGATATCCAAAATCATCATGGATTTTTCCAAACTTTGAGATCTGATACATTTTACCTATAAATTCATAACTTCCATCTGGTATATCGGGATTAATAATATATCCTGTTTCCTTATAATGGAGATCTCCATCAAAATCGATAAATTTATATAATTTTCCGTTTGCAACTAACCCATATTCAAGTTCACCAAACATTTTATCTCTATTAAGAAACAGGGAATCATATCTAATGTCTTTCATCATACACTAAAATTAGTATTATTTTATACGTTCAAAATTAACAATAGGAATAGCATAAAATAAAGGACCCCCATAGCCTTTACCATACTCGTCAAATTTTTGTCTCCTCGTTAATTCGAATTCATACTCTTCCTCAATTTTTAATCCTAATTTACTTAAACCCTTTGCTAGGGGGTAATATTTAATGATATCACTATAACCGTTTCCTGTTTGTATTCGACAAACTCCTTTCCTAGTCCAGGAATATGTTCCCTGCAATATCCTATAAGAGATCCTATTATCCTTGATCCTTAATATCTCCCCCTCTTTCTGTGACATTATTTAATCCGTTCGAAATTAACAATAGGTATACAATACCGAATTTGTCCTCAGTAACTTTTTACACCGTTTTTATCAATCAATCTTTTAGTAATAGTTGTAAATTCAAATAAAATAATAGTCGAGGTTAATCCTTCTACACCTTCATAAATATTATATCTAAACCCCGGAACCAATCCTGCTTCTGTCTCAAACAATAAAGCAACTTTTTTATCTTCTTCCTGTTTGAATGATCCATATTGAATCTCCGTATGGATCGTTTTATATACATCCGAAGTATCAGTCTTTTCCAGGGTGTAGGTTTTTGGCATCCTCTATTTTTTTTATCCTTCTTTGAATTTCATGCCATTCTTCTCTAATTTCATTTACACCTATTTCCATTCTTTTGACACGAGGATGTTGCCCTCCAAGAGAACGTGCTTGGGATTTAAAAAAATCCCAATTTTCCCAATAGCTAAAGGCAATTATGGTTTCGGCTAAACGCAGATCTTCCAATTCATCCATATACAAACGATTTATAAAATTTTATCCCGGAGAAGTTTTAAATTTTGTGCTAGCAATGTTCGTTCTACCTTACGAACATTATTTAATATTAGATTGGGATCTGTATTTGGTGGATATGCGTTTGCTTCATTATCCATTTTTAATTCATTGGATTTATTAAGTCCAATAATTAATTGGTCGATTTCTTTTACTATATCCTTTAATTCCATATTAATCAATTGTTGCGTTAATTCCGCGGTCAATAAATCCTTCTGCTAGGGGTTGAAGTGTTTCAAAATCCCCGCTCTTGACCCCACATTTACCCTTAAAGTGTATTATAAGAGTACACTGCTCTGCTTGCTCTTTGCTATGTTTACAAATTTCCATAAGAGATTGTATAACATGATCAAACGAGTTAACTTCGTCATTCCAAAGAATGAGGTTATGATTTTCTTTATTATTAATATCTGTAACCTCTAAAACTTGTTCTTCTATGTCGGGAGATCCCCAATTAATTATACCCATAGTGTTTATTTTATAAGCCCATTAATTTTTTCCCCATAATAATAGTTTCGGCAGGGGTTCCATTGAATTGCACAAGGTATCCTTCAAGACCCTCCCCTTCATGTATCATATACATGCTACCCGTAACTACTCCTTGTTCACCGGGTTTATGTAGATCTGCATCGTCACCATCAAGCTTAATAACGGAAGAACCAATTCCATATTTGCAACGATGATCTCCTTTTCTAAAGGTATCCACTATTTCTGCAGGTAATCCAAATATTGCTGGCATAAAATTATTATTTTAGTTATTTTTCTAAATGGTAGAAAATCCAGTTTTATGTAAGACTATTTTTGACCTAAATTTTTTACGTCCGGTATATTGGACACAATCAAAATCTATTGGATGAGCAGAGGAAAAAAAGCCTTTACCTTTAATCCATTGAAAATCAGCATATTTCTGTACCCCATTTAGATATTTCAGTGGTATATCAGTACTGATCCTTACATCTGTATTATATTTACTCCAATAGCCAACAGGTACAAAATCCATTATACCCTTAATTCCTGATTCTCCAGTCCACGCCATTATATGTAATGAAACATCACCAGATAATCTGTATGACTCAAATTGAATTTCGTTAAGGTTAAGAAATTGTTTAAAAATATTTAACAACATTAACCTATGTTTCCTATTACCACTTCGAGGAGTAAAAACAAAACCAACCTTTTGAAAAAACATATCTTTCGTGAATTCTTCTAACTCCATAATTATTTAGGATTGAAGAGTAGAAGGTTCAACCAATTTTTTCCATTTCTCGTGCACAACCTTTAATGTTGTTCCATGTGTACCTAGATCGATATGAATGGATTTTTCTTGTATGAGCGCTAGTGCACCAATAGGATCCGTAGTCATCATTTGTTTCAGCTGTTCCAAATATTGGTCAGGCATATATGTTTTGAAAACCACCCCATTCTTTTCTTTCTCTCTAGCAGAACGATTTGCTAATGCCCAAAGCTCCTTCTTTTTTTCGTCAGTAAGCTCCTTCCTAACAGTAGGATCATAAAATAAATCTACAGCCAATGTTTCAGGATCTTCCTTCAATACTTGAAGTCCAGTTTCATCCCCGTATCCGTAAAGCCATGTGTTTCCTAAATTCATATTAAATTCAATTTTCCTACAAATATAATTAAAATAATCAGCAAAAAAAATTTATTTCGTCACAGAAATAAATTTTAACGCCCTCTTAACAAGAGATAACCTATAAAGAATGGCGAAGGGTAGTTACTTCTTTTTCCACCTTACGAATGAAATCCTCCAGATCCTGAATATCAGTATTAGATACCTCATATCTTTTGGATGCATATTCTACTACTTTATCTATATCCCAGCGATGATACAATTTTGATACAATATCTTCCAATATAAATGGTTCTTTAAGCTCTGATACCTTCATATGAGTATATATTTATATAGTTTCTGGATCTATCTCTGGCATGATATAAACTAACTGGTGATATACCAATTCAATATTATTTAGGGGAGCATCAACAATAGCAACTACTTCTGCATTTCTATAAAAATCCTCCTTCAAGTCAATATTAGTGGGATCTGATTCATTTTTCCAATCGGTATTATATTTTTTATATGCCGCTACCATTGCTTTATCATGGTGATCCTCCACTATTTTCCAAATTTGGTGAGCGGCATCGACAGAAAAATACATTACTATATGAACTTTCATAGTTAAAGTTTTGATATAAGTTCTATTTTCATTTCCTTCGGAATATCTAATAGTTTTAAAACTTTTTGTGAAACCGGAAATCTAACCTCTCTAATTTCTTTTACCCAATTATTAGATTAAATCTACTAAAGGTTATCATTTTTCTTATTTATAGGAGGATCAAATGATTTTGGTAAAATATCAACACCCATCTTTTTAGCCTGACGGACAATGATTGGAATTAAGATACTTGCTCCAGGAATGATAATGAAAGGAACTACAACACCCACAACTTTTAATGTGTCCCATAGTTGGGCCTTTAATATTTTTTCCTCATCATCCGTTATTTTACGATCTTTCATATACTTACCGATTATCTCGGCAGCCTCTTTTGTTCCTCTGGCCTCTTCCTTTATTCCTCGTACAAAATGGTGGGCATTCACTTCAATTTTCTGTACTATTATTTCAAACATTCTCATTGGAGCTTGAGGAATTATTCCTCACCCATTTTATAGGCTTCTATTAATTCAAGATATTGAGGGTCTACAAATACTTTAACATTACTTGCATGAAATTCTGCTAATTTGGTAAGTTTGTTATGCTGGATAGCTAGTTTTCTTTCATGCTCTAAAGCCGCTGGCAATTTATTTTCTGCTGGTACTATAACACCTAAAGTTCCATCCTCGTTATAAGAGTGTAGGATGACTTTAGTTCCAGGACAAGAAACACCATAAGGTGCTCCTTCCTTTATCAGGTATTCTCCCGGAGGGTATTTGGAAATAATTTCTTGTACACTTTCTGGCCTAGATCTTATCCATTCTAACCATTGCTCTTTTTTACTAGACATATCGTGCTTTTTTAAATAAATTATCGAATCTGCTTATTGTTGGGGTCTTTCCATCTGTATCTTCCCTGGGTTTAAGGTAGACACCCTCGATATACTCCCCTTTACTGTTTTTCTTTGTACCCATCTTATCAAAGATACGAGTTTCTGAATTCTCGATAGTTTCGAATGTAATCATCACGACCTCTTTTCTTTCCTTCGTCCTTTTGATTTCTTCGATGTCCATCTTGTTTTCTGGGTCTCCCTCCCATATCCAACCTTCTGTTATCATAGATATACAAAGTGGAGATACTCCTTGTTCTTCTAACTTACTAAGTATTTGGGGAACAACAACATTTGTTAGCGCATCTTTTGTTGAACCATTCCTAAATAAATCATTAGGTATCGGAACTAAAACTAGTACTGGTTTTTCCTCGTTTGGATCCTGACATAATATATTAAAGACGGGAGAAATTTGGCTTGATTCAATAATCTCCTCGTTTGTTTGTTGGATGATGAATTTTTTAAATTTTTCTATATCCTCACGATTTCTTTCCGTAGACATTGTAATGAAAATTTATGTTGTAAAAGTAATGTATTTTTCTCAATTAAAAAAATCTATTATGTTAAATCTATGTTAAGATTTATTAGGAAATAATTACTAATATTCTCTTCCTTGCCAAGGGTGAAATCTTACATTCAGAGAATACCCTGTCTAGTAATAATTTAGCCTCCTCTGGTGATTCATTAAATTTGTCTAGAATTGCTAATGTCCAGGATTCATCATCCCACTTACTTGGATCTGCCGGTTTCCTATTTAGTTCAGTGGGATCAATTTTGATATTCTCTGGAGGAGGGATAATTTTTTTAGTATCATTTCCTTTTTTTGCTATGGATTTACGATTGCTCCCAAATCCATTTCTACTTGCCATGCTAGCAATTTTAGCAGCTACTTCTGGATCCTTAATTATTTGATACTCATTTCCAGTTTTATGGTGTACAATAAGATGTCCGGATGCTTTTTGCACAGGAGAACATTCTATACAAAAGTTAAATCCTAAATTAACCCTTTTTTGTGGTATTATATTACCGCACTTGCATATCATTGGGAGTATATGATATTACTGGAAAATCCAGATAGCCAAAAATAAATTGATTAGTTTCTGCTTTGAAGTATAAAGATCCTTCATAAATTTTCTGTTGCAATAGATCTACCAAAAAATGTCGGACCTCTTTTTTTTGTACCATCTGGGCAAACAGCTGTTTATTGGGGGTGTCTTTTAGAACTTTTTGTATAATTTTACCCGATAATAAACCTCCATTGTCAGTAAAAGTTTTCCGAAATTGAGCCACTGTTAACATTGAAATTACATTTAGTCTTGCAAATGTAATAAAAAATATCTGAAGTAAAAAATATTTTTTGAACTTTTTCTTTAGCTGTGTATTATAGTCTAATAGGCCAGATATATAAGAAATGAAACATCTTATACCAATACATTTATTTGAATGGAATATACCAGGGGATGCTACTGGTGATGGTAGTATGATGGCTCAAAATCCTAGAATCCCGGATACAATTTCCATAAAAAAATATAGTGATGAGTGGCAAAAGAAACCTTGTAGGAAATGTAAGAAAAAAGGATTAAAGAGAGGAAGGTAAAGAAGATATATAAAAAATGAATACTAGCAAACCATCCGGTTATAAATTAAAAGGTCCACAAGCTGGAATTGATCTAGAAACACCAGAAGAAGGTACAAGAGCTGTAGTTAAATCTCCACAGGGAGAAATGAGCCAAGACAACATAATTCAAAAGTTACAAACTGGTGATTATGAAGGGGCCAAAAAATTAGTTAATGATTTATTAGCTTTTGATGGAACAGAGGAAGAGAATGAATTGATCAAAGGGATCCTATTGCAGGTGGAAGATTATTTAAAGACATTAGAACCAGAGAAAAGAAAAGAGATCAAGGCGGCAGTTATGGGTGATGATACGCCAGGAGGAAAAACAAACCCTAAATATGTAATGGAAAAAATGAGCAAATTAAACAATTACTCTGAATTTGTGGGTAAAGTTAATGAACAAGTAACGGCGGATTTAAAATCTTTACCATTCGAAAAAGTTTTATCCATGTTCGAAACTTTAGTAAATAGTTTAGCTACTAAAACTAAGACCCCTGCAGACGAGCAACAACTTAATGATCTTAGAGCAGAATTAACATCAAGGAGAGATCCAAGCAAACATTAATAAGAACATACATATGGAAAAGGCTAAGGTCCTATTTATCCTCAAAAGGAGAGAGGATTATAACATTGAAAAACACACTAAAATAGGTCTTATCACTGGCTTATTTAACTCGGCATCTTTTATGAACCAAATGTTAGTTGATGCTGGCATTGATTCAAATCTTGAAGTTGTTATAGATAATAATGATATTGATAGGCAGGTAAATAAATATAAGCCCACACATGTGATCATTGAGGCCCTTTGGGTAGTACCTTCCAAATTTTCAGTCCTTTGTAAACTGCACCCAAATGTTAAATGGATTATTCGTTTACATAGTGAAATTCCATTCTTAGCAAATGAGGGTATGGCAATGGATTGGATTGGTGATTATATTGAATTTCCAAATCTTTATATTGGAGCTAATGCTCCAAGGGCATTAAAAGAGGTAAGATTTTTTGCTGCTCATAAAATGGAATGGGATGAAATAACAGCAGAGGAGAGAATTATTTATTTTCCTAATTACTATCCACAGGATTATAAAAAGAAAGAATTAGATAAAGAGAAAGATTGGATTGATATAAGTTGTTTTGGTGCTATCAGGCCACTTAAAAACCACGTACTTCAAGCATTAGCAGCTATTCAATTTGCAGACAAGATCGAAAAGAAACTTCGATTCCATGTAAATTCAGGTAGGATTGAAATGAACGGGAGTCCGGTGCTAAATAATTTAAAGGGATTATTTGAGCAACTACATGAAAAAGGACACCAATTAATCAATCATGAATGGACGGATCGAGAAGGATTTTTAGAATTATGTGGTAAAATGGATATTGGTATGCAAGCTTCTATTACGGAAACGTTTAATATAGTTGGTGCGGATCTAATTAGTCAAGGAGTTCCTCTAGTAGGTTCTAGTGAAATTCCATGGGCTGCTAATTTCTTTTGTGCTAATCCAGTAGAAAGCGATGATATTTGCTCTGCCCTCATGAGAACTTATAGATTCCCCCAAACAAATGTTTGGCTAAATCAATACCTATTAAAAAGATATACTAATAAGACCAAAAATATTTGGGTAAAATACTTTACTAATCATATATAATCAATGAAACATCAAAAACATAGAATGAAAAAATCAAGATGGATTGAGGGAGTACTTCAAACTGAAATCATCTTATTTGAATCACTCGAAGAAGCATTAATAGAAGCTAATTTATTTAAGGGTTGGCAAATTAAGATCTATAATGAAATGAATGAATTAGTTCATAGCCAGAATAATGGTTATGACCACGGATATCACACCTATGCATAATAGTTTGAAATAATTTTTTTTTATTCAATAACGAATTATTATATTTGCATTAAATAAGAGTTATGACTATTTTCAATCCAGAGAATAAACAGGTCCTTACGTTTAAAGAGTTATTAGATCCTGCAATGGAAATTAAGGAAAATGAGGATGCTAAACAATATCTTGCAAGTTATGTAGAATGGCTAGAAGCTGCATGGCTACGTGACGGTAAGATAGAAAAAGAGCCTGCTATTAATATAGCCAAATCTAATTTAGGATATTGGGCAGGTTATTATTCTGAATCCACAAGAAAGAGAGTAGAAAACCTTTTTGAATGTGAACATCCTATATTTGGGTCAATAGAGAAAAACGGCAGGCCTACTGCAGAGGAAGCATTAAAATTAGGTATTAAGATGGGAGAAGAATCCATCAAAAGGAATTTAAAATAGATCCCCCTGTTTAGGTATTGGAGGAGTCGGGGTAATTTCCGGCTCCTTATATTTGTGGGCATTTTTTTTAACCCATTCCTGTAAATGCTTTTCAATTTCTATATCAGGACCCCTTAAAATCTCATAATTAGCTATTTTTGTTAATTGGCCAGAATAATAATACATCTTAGATCTTAGTTGCTCCATTTCCAAAGGATTTAGGGAATGATATGCAATAACCTTTGCTCCTAATTGGCACCAATAATCCATATCCCTCCTATCAAATCCAAATCCATCATTTATACCGTTTCCTATGCTAAGCAAATACATCCACAATAAACCTTTAATTCTATTAGTATCACATTCTAAAGAAATCAAAGATCCATATCCTAAGGATTTATCCATATCATCCCTTGTGATTTCTTTCACTGGAGTAACCTTCTTAATTAGCCATTCGTTGATAAATTCTATAAAGGGTTTAATCTTTTCCATCATAATGTTTTATATATCTTTGTGATTCGTCTTGAGAGGCGCCCTCTTTTAAATTCAAAATATAGTTATTTTTACTTTAACGTTTTTCTTGCAAAAAAATTCGTACATTTGTATTTAATTTGTAATTATGAAAAGAGGTATAACAGAGGGCCAAATTAATTTCTTAAATTACGGAGCCTCTGGTAAATGGAGCATTGACGAAAACTGGTTAGTTAATGTCGATGGTCATTTCTTTTGTAATGCTGAATGGAGCCCAAATTATACATTAGATGGATTTATGGGGCTAAATTTTGGTAGGATCGAGGGGGATTTTATTGCTTCTGCTGTTAGATTAACTTCATTGAAGGGATGTCCTAGATATGTCGGTAGAAATTTTGACGTTGAACATAATCTATTGAGAACTACTAAACATTCACCTGAATGGGTAGGTTTAAGTTATAGAATACAGCATAATTCACTAGTTTCTTTAGAAGATCTACATCCAGATAACATCGGTGGAAAATTATATTTCTTTAATGAAAGAGTTTCGGTAGAAACACTTCATAAAATTTGGGGCTTTATGAAAAAGAAGAAAACAATCTTTGAAGTAGCAGTTGTATCTGTATGGAATGATATTCCAGAAAAGGACCAAATATTATTAGATGATTATCTACCAAAAGATATAGAATTATACAAGTCTCTTGTTGATTATGGTATCATAAAATAATTTTATTACCCTCGAAACATTCATTAAAATCATTGCTAAAAATATTACATCAGTAATATCCCAGCCGTTGATACTATCTAAGAGAGGCTTCTCAATTCAAAATTTCTATTTAATTTCAGTTAATTCTTTTGCTGTTTAAACAGCCAGAAGTAATGAATAAGAGATTATGATTAAAGATTAATTTGGTTGATTAAAATCATGCTTAAAATCAACCAAATTAAATACCAAAGTATAATAATTAATGAATAAAATTGGGTAAGAATTATTTATTTAAGATACCCTTTGTTTTGGCAGGTAGGAAATAGCGCATGATTGAAATACCAAAGAAACTAACATTACTGGCAGAATTTACACCACTGTAATAATATTGTCCATAATAAACATTAATATGGACAGTCTTACTATAGGAATATTCTATGCCGGACGTGAATTCGACGAGAAAATTTTCTTCTGCATTCATGACAAAGCCTACTCCAGTAGTAATAGTATTTGTCCATTTACCTTGTTGAAAGATATTAAGATTAGGACGGATCTCAAAATAAGTAGATGTATCTTTGCCTGATTGTTTTGATAGCGTAGTTTTACCTATATCAACACCTAGACTAAAAACGTCCCATTGTTCCCCTGCCTCTAAAGAAAGATTGGCTTTATCTTTTATAGTTCCAGCTGTATTTGTAAGGCTAGGAACAAAAGAAACATACGTTTGTGCATATGCATAGCTACTTCCTAGTAATGCTAGCGATAGTATTATTTTTTTCATATTATTCTATTTTACGAATCCCTATCAGATCCTGGTTAATTAATTCTTTTATATCCTCTTTATTTATACCTTTACTAATTATTTATATAAACCAATCGACATACGATGGAGGGATTCGTTCCTGCCTAAAATTTCCATTGTTGTTAATAGATCTGGCCCAGGTATTCCCTTCCCTACCAATTTACGTAATTCTGGCATAATAAATTTCTCTTTCTCGCCATGCACAAGCGCTACCTTATCAAGTATCTCTTTTATTTTATCCTTTTTCCAATCTAAATGATGTACGCTAAGTCCCAATTTAATAATATCCTGAAGCATAACCATTTCTGTAGTCCAAACTATAGGATTATTACCTTCTTCCTTTGGAGGTAATAATCCACGATTAAATATTTCTACTACCTTATTAAGATCTGAAAATAATACACTTCTGGCTTTGGCCAGATTAATAATTTGTTCTTGCTTTTCTTTGTTATCATTATAGAAAGGATCAATGTATACCTTATCCAAAAGAACTGAATTAGGAAGGATATTACTAATATATTGGCTATTGAAATATTTAGCTTTCTCAATGTCAAATTTAGCACCTCCAAGATGAACGTCTGATAGCTCAAACATTTCTATCATGTCTTCCATAGACATCATCTCATTATGTATTTTTGGAGTCCATCCTAAAAGGACTAAAAAGTTCAGTAGTGCGGAGGGATCATAGCCAAGCTCCATAAATCCATTACTTCCTACTACGGATCCGTCATCATTTATCATAACAGCATCCATTGGAAATACTGGTACTCCTAATTTGATAGCACTTCTTTTAGAAAGCTTACCCTTCCCATTAGGATTAAGTATTAGTGGAAGATGTGCAAATTCTGGTGTATCCCAGCCCATAGCTTCATAAATAAGATAATGGAGACCAAGGGATGAAAGCCATTCTTCTCCCCGAATAACATGAGTTGTCCCCATATCATGGTCATCCGCACAATTGGCAAGATGATAAGTTGGTATACCATCAGATTTAACAAGGACTTTATCATCCATGTCATTTGTGTTATATTTAATTGGTCCCCTAATAATATCATTAACTATGAACTCTCGATTTTCTGGGGTTTTAAAACGAATGACATAAGGTCCATTTAGCATCTCCCTTACTTCATTTACATTCATAGTTAATGAGTTTCTCATTGTCATTCGAAACTTGGAATTATAAATGAAATTGGTATGTCCCTTTTCCCCCATATTACTTAATCTCGCATTCTCAATATATTCGGGAGTATCGAAGGCATAGTAAGCATGGCCTGTTAGTAACAATTTGTTAATATGTTCAGTATAATCCCTTTCTGATTGACGATATTTTTTACAACCATCTATCCAAGGGGCAGCATCTGGTATAAGTCCAAACCATTCCAAAGAATTTTTGATATACTCCTCTGCATCAGAAACAAATCTTTTAGTATCAGTATCCTCAATACGAACATAAAAGGTTCCTTCGTGCTTTTTTGCGAAAAGGTAATTATATAATGCAGTCCTAATTCCTCCAATATGGAGGAATCCGGTCGGACTTGGCGCGAAGCGGGTAACAACTTTTTTATTCATTTAAACACAAAATTTAATATACAAATATAATGATAAAAATCTGAATAGCACAGATAATTTTCATATATTTTTTATAAGATATAATGGTACTTTATGGATCGGATTAAAGGAACCAAATTTCTTTAAGATATATAGAATATGTATAAAAGAAATTGTCATTCTTGTAATAAAGATATGGAATATAAAAATAAAAGAAAATATTATTTAGCAGAAAAAAATAATGGTATTTGTCAATCCTGCTCAAAAAAAGGAAAAAATAATCCAATGTTTGGTATTATTGGAATAAATAATTCTAGATATGGTAAACCGCAAGAAAATCTTAAAGGTGATAATAATCCTGCTAAAAGATCTGAAGTAAGAGCATTAATATCCGAAAGAAATAAAGGAAGGGTTTCCCCGATGAAAGGTAAGCACCACACAAATAAATCTATATCTGAAATATCAAAATCTAATTTAGGACAAAAAAGAGATCAGGAAACAATAGAAAAAATTAAAATTGCTAGAAGTAAGCAAATTGGAGAAAAATGTCCTGGGTGGAAAGGAGGTATTACTTTAACGATTAAAAATATTAGAAATTGTGATCATTATAAGAAATGGAGAATATTAGTAATAGAAAGGGATAATTATATCTGCCAAAAATGTAAATTAAACAGCGCAAAATTAGAGGTCCATCATATAATTGGTGTACATGAAAGACTGGATTTAATTTGTAATCTATCTAATGGAATTACTCTTTGTAAGGAATGCCATAATAAATTCCATAAAGAATATGGTCTTAAAAATTTTCCTGATATAAAGAAGGCTTGGAATTTATAGCTCCCATTTTGTTTTATCAACTCCAATAAAAGATTTTATAGATTTTATTGCAGATGAACTAATATGTTCATATTCTTTATCACAAAATAAGGAAACAACTTGTATATTTTTGTTAAATTCTTGTAACCATCTATATTGATTCAATTCATAGGATAGATCAGTACTATTTCGAATACCCCTGATAACAGTTAAAGGATAATCCTTAGTATTTAGGTAATCTGTAAGTAAACCAGTATAATTATCTATTTGATACCTATCTTTAATAGGTGAAGGAAGATCTGTAATAATTGCTCCCTTCTTTTCTGGATTAACACCCCTGGAAATAATTACTTTATCAAATATCATTTCCGCTTTTTCTATTATATTTAAATGACCAACCGTGAATGGATTAAAGCTTCCGGGATATGTTGCTATTTTAGGTTCCCAAACAGAAAGTGTATTATAAGCAGCCTCAATATTCTTTTGTGCCTGATCCCCCATAAATGCAACCTTAGGACCATAGCTTTTAAAAAATTCCATTCGTCCCTTTCTAAAATCTGAAAAGTCTACCCAATAATATTCCTTCATAATTTGTTTGGTATTTTCCCAGAATTGCGGGAATGGAATAGTTAGCCTCTCCAGATCCGATTTGATCATAATTTTAACATATTCAGGAAGGGATTCACTATAATTGTGCTCTTTAGTAGCAATAATCATTTCCTTGACCTTTGCTTCAATCCTTTGCCATTTTTCCCATTCTTCTGGGCTTTCTATTGAAAATGGACCAATTGCATGCTCGAATACGGCAAATGAATCTTCCTCATTTGTTTTAGATCTTGTGTCATAAACAACATCGTGAAAAATAATCGCGAAATATAATGCGGCTTTATCCTCATCTGATAAACGGCTGCAATTAAGATCCGCATAATTCAGCATCTCTAATACATGCCAAAGGTTATGGTAATATCTATTACCCCCATTATACGAATCACACACATGTTTAATAACATCAGCGGGGAACTTAAAAAATTCTAAAATTTCTACTACTCTATTTTTCATAATACTTCTTCTTTAAAATATTTTTCCTTCCACTGTTTAACAATTTCCCTGCCCTCTTCTGTGTCCCAGCTCCAAGCAACTGCTTGGTGTATTTCTTTAGCGGGGACTTTGCAGCAGGTTCTCCTACCTTCAAAGGGTTTTAGACCAATATCATGAAGTTGACAAAGTCCATCTGCAGACTGAAAATTGCATCCATTACGAACGCCCATTGTTCCTGTAGCTAAGCTCCCTATTTCCTTCAGCATAAATTCCATCATTTTCATAGGATCCGCTTTAGCCAGTTGCTCCTCATCCATACTAAGAATTTCAACATCTGGAGCAAATGTTGATTCCTTACCAGGTGTTGCCGGCGCGATAATAAAAATATGCCCACCATCTTCTTTACTTCTTCCCCACATATCTAACATAAGCCGATCACCATACCCAGAATCCATAAGATTTTTTACCTCCTGCGGAGTTGGCCAACAGGGTCTTTTACAAAAAGCAACTCCTTTTGTACAGCCCTTACATTCATTGTAATCTTGGCTAAAATCATTGATATTTGGAACTAATGTCCCGATGTCTTTTTTGTTCATCCTGATTTTCGATTGGTTTCCAATGTGTTATTTTCCATTTAACTAGAACATGTTGTCTAATTAGTGGCGTTTCAAAATATGTTTCCCAATAATGGATATCCCCCATTCTAGATTGCTTTTTTACTTCTACCATAGTTCCTAGAGGAGGTAGTGCAAAATTAATAGAGATCCATTCATCCATTGGTATTAGAATTTAATTTTTGATAGCATCTGGTAATAATACTACCTGTGCTTCGTGCAATAATGTTTCTGCAACATCTGGAGATACCCATTGAAAGGCATCAATTTCAAATGTTTCAATTCCTTCTTTATTAATGAAGCAGCTATCACAACGGGTTGTTAGTGTTTTTGAATCCTCCTCTAATTGAATAGAATATGCATAAATTTTCTTCTTTCCTGATTTGTAAACATTACAACCTACATACTTAATTTTTGTTGGATCTAATACTAATGAAGTTTCTTCTACGACTTCTCGTAGTGCTGCTACCTCTGGAGTTTCTTCCGAGTCAGGCTCTCCCTTTGGTATTGACCAAAGATTTTTATTAAATGGAAATCCAGTAGGATGAGCTATTAATAGCAATCCATTTTTGTCAAAAATAAATACTCCACAGGTTATTTTCATATAGTATTTTCCTTCTCTGTATTTTCCCTTTCAGCTATAATTAGCCGAAGCTCCTTAATCCTTTTCTTTGAATTGATAATTTTTATTTCCTGCTCTTCAATCATTTTTTGTGGATCGTTGTGCTTATTCCAGTATTTGGCCGCATCCGCATGATCCCCGCCGCCCATTTCCTGAAATCTAGTTTTACATTTAGGACATTCTCCACCTCTTAATGGAGGACCTTGTCCATCTTCGTAATTATAAAGACGGATATCTTCATTACCACATCTGAAACATGGTGCAACTGAAAATTTTATAACTTCTTCTGTTTTTTTTGTATGTACTCGTACTACCTGTTGTATCATTTACTTCTATATTTTAAATATAAACAAATTGAAATATCTTGTGGTGATAGATAAATTCCACTTTGGATTACTTCTGGGTCTTTTGCAATATAGTTCAAATAGGATTGATAAATGTAATCAACAGATACCCCAAAACAAAGACCCCCTATAATTCTTACATCTGCACTATTAAGGCTTCTGAAATTAGTATTATCAGCCCAACCCACATCCTCATTTGGATTTCTTGTCCAGGTTTTTAGGCTTGGCTGAAATGTTTGCGAAGACGTGATAGTAGTAGAACCACTAGTAAAAACAAACTTCAAGCGGAGAGAAGTTCGTAATGAAAGATTATCTTTTTTTGGAATAGAATTAGCTATAACAAGGGACTCGTAATAATCTGGCATAATCACATCGCTCAATTCAAGCATTATTGTTTTATTGATACCTGATGTAGAATTTGTTATTTTAGAATTAATTAATTTGTATGATGGTCCAATTCCTAGATTATAACGAAGATTTATTTTTCTGAGCTGGGAATGTTCTATTTCCGAAAATAACATTACTTTCCATTTATCATCAAAACGATGTGATATATGGGATACCATATAAAATTCATTCTGCTTAGATGGGGTTGATGTTGGTGTAATAGGATAGGGATAAGAAATCATATATCTATACGAGGGAGCAATAGACCAATCTTTCTTTTTATGTATTCCCTTTGCTTCTGCCGAAACATTATAACTATGATTTTTTATGTTACCATCGGATAATTGAGCCCCTCCTTGAATGGAACAAATTAATGTATCCCCAAATCCATAAGAAGTTGAAGAATACAATATTAATCCACAAATGATTAATTTTCTCATATGGAATTTTTTCGAGCTTCTCTAATTTGTTTTGCTCTTTCTAAGAAAGAATTACCTATTTTTTCCATTTCCTCTACAGTAAAGGAAAGTATCATTGTTTTTATTAAGTTTTCTTGATCCGAGGGTTCTGAATATATTTTAGTGTCCTCAATAGTTAGAGAATTATATTCTCCTGCTTTCCCTAAAATAGTAATTAATAACAATCGATGCCCTTCATTAGTTATTACTAAATCCTGAAAAGAAGAATTGTCAGCATATTTGAAGTCCCCTACCATTTTAAGATTATCTGCCATATTTAAACTTTTTCTATCTCATACATTCCCAATAACTTCATTCCATGTATTAGATCATCTAATAAAGGCTGGAATAATATTTGATTTTCTGGATTATCCTTAATATGATTAGTAATATATAATTGATTAATTAGTTTTGCATGCTCGACTAACTCATCAAATAACAAATTTGGAGCTATTAATGTTCTAGCCTTTAATAGCTTAAACTCTAAAACATTACTATTGAATTCTTCAATCCTCTGAGGTTTAAGTCCTGCAGATTTGATCCTTGCGAGAGTATAGCTAAGATACAAGCCAAAAGAAGTTTTGACGTTATCAATTTGATTCATTTTAATATCCTTCATGGAAGATAGATCATATTTGAGTATATGACCACATAAAACATTCCATGTTAGATCAAAATCATTATTAAACTTCTCTTGTACTTGTTTTAGAATCTCTGCCATTAGAATAACATTTCCCTCTGACGATGACATTTTCTTCCCATCAACTGTTACCAAACCAAGCCCAATATGTTTAATATCAGGAAACATATCCTTTAATAAAGAAAAATGCCCATTTTGCTCTAATCCCGTAACGTATAAGGTTGGAGAATTTAATTTAGTTGCTAAAGCTACATCCTGGTAAAAATATGTACTAACACCTGTTGATTTTAAACCTACTATTTTTTGATCCCCAATCTCAAATATTTTTGTCCCTTCATAGTCTCCTGTACCCTCTTTGAGAGAAGAAGAATCTAATGTTTGGGCAGAGGCGAAATAAATGTCGTCTATATAATAGTCATACTGCATACAATAATATTTATATGCCTTAAGAGCTTCATCCTTAGTAACAGAACCCTCCAAAGTGTCCCCTAAGATAGCAATAGTTTTTTCTGTAATTCCTAAACATTGTAATGTTTTGGCAATGATCAAATTAGATAGATGCCCTAAATGGAGTTCCTTATTTAGGTTAGGACTAAAAAAATCTCCATATTTATAAATTTTAGGTTCCTCAAAAAGATCTTTAATATTAACACCTAATGGTAGTGTGATATTATTGTACGGACCAGTAGATTGAATTTTTAAGCCCCAATATTTTATCCATTCTAGAATTTCTTCTGTTGGATCTCCATAAACAGAAAAACCAAAAGTTAAATTTTTTGGAACAAGCTTTATTTTATTTATGTTGAGCCTCATTATTATAACTTTATTACATAGCAAATATAATAAAAAGTTTCTGAATAGAAAAATCTATTCAGACGAATTATAATGAAATAGTGTTAAAATTATGTTAAGGAAGGATTTCCCAAAAAATCTAGTAGAAAAATATTCCATCTTAGTTATAGATATTAATTTCTGCCGGATTTTTTTATTATATTGAAAACAAAAATAGGCCATAAAAAAATGAATAGAAAAAGTATGAATTTTCTCCATCCCGTTTCTGATAATTGTTTTTTATCATCGTTTTGATATTTCATTCTTAGTGCCGCAATGATAAGATCTAATTTATCCATCATCAGGAAGGAGAAAAGTATACCAAGAACTAAGTACCAAGAAAATATTTTTATTTCCAACATATTATCTTATTGATTTGATTATTATTTTTCCATCTACTGGACGAGGTATCCATGTTGTGTGATGTATAAGACCAGGACCTCCTATTTCCCCTACTGATCTTAATCCTCCACTGATAACTGTTCCAGCTTCTTTCATCTGGATAGAAGCTATCCACTCAGACTGAATGGCTTGTGAATATAGATCGATTGATTCGAGTAATGTACCAACTAATCCTTTTTCTATAAACCGAAGTGTTTTAGCCATAAATAACATGGATGCCCTAACATCTTCGTTTGTATAGGTCTTTCTTGATGGAATCATTGCTTCTATTGAAGCTTTGTCCAATTTCCACATATTTGTTAATTCCCCCGTGGATGCGATTATCTTATATCCATCATGAATTGTATCATTTGCCGAATCAACCCGAAAAATATCCATTGAACCAGTAGTTAGACGCTCCATGAAATATTCTCCATTATTATAGGCCATATGATTGTCTAATAAATAGTAATCATTTCCAAACTTAACTAATTTGTGGTCCATGTCCATAAGTGAACTTGAAAGATAGAGATAATCCTCATCAGTGAGTGTTTTTGTAATTTTATTGTTCATATTCTATTTTTTAATAGTCCTTAATGCTGTTAGTAATCCTGCAACTAATGCAGAGTATTCAGTTTTAAACTTATCAAGACATAATCCCAGATTGTCCCTTTTATATTTTCCAATCCAATCGAGTGAAAAAATCCATCCCCCCGTAAACTTTGGAGATTCATCAGGCATACCAAAATCTATATCTTGACTTGTTGTTAGTAATAATCGATGTTCCATCTTTAACCAGCGACTAACCTGCGACCATAAAGGAGCTTGTGTTATTTCTGGAGTAAAGAATGTTGTGTGGATATATTCTGGATGGTTCTCTATAGATTCTTGTCCCAGCATATTGAATTGGCCTGTACTATTATCATACCAAGCTAAACATGGTAAATCAAATCTGGCATCCTTTAATAATTTAGACAATTCAAAAGGAACAAATTCTTCGTGAATGTCATAAAAGTCAGAGGGCTTATGATTTTTGAAAATTAGTTCTTCTATGTTCTTTAGGTCTTTTGGCTTGTCCTTATCTAGCCACCAACCATCCCAATTACCGCGATAGCCCTTTTCATACCACTCTATATGTAGCATTGACATTGGTTTTCCTTTGTCCTTTAATAGAATAGTAAGGATATTACCAATTAAACTTCCTTCTTCTATAGAATCTCCAATTTTTAATGCTATATTTGGCTCTAATTCTCCATAAAGGATAACACCAGATTCCCCTTCGACCGCTACACATTTTGTTTCTGCCCACCAAGGCATTCCAATAGATGCACCTGTAAATGGTGCGATGTCTGTAACAATTCCATCTTCAAAAGCGTACACAGGAGTTCCAGGATCACAAAATAAATCAACCCCAGTATGGTAATCATGTTTTCTTTTAGCTCCCCATCTGTTTGCTGTGGGGACGTCTTCTAAATGATAATATTTTTTAATTGGAAACATACTATAAATTTTTATTAAACAAATTATTTATGGTTTCCCATTTTGAATATGTTGTATCAGTCTCACCCTCATATCGATTATATAGGGTCTGGAAATCCTTTGACATGTCCTCTATCCAATCCCATTCTCCTTTATCCACTAAATCAAGAAAATAATTTAGTTGTTCGTGAGTTCCATATAAATGGTAAATTCTTGATAAATCTTCGTGGCTATATCTAAATCCATCAATTTTAAATATGCCAAACTGACAATTTTCTTGATCCTCTGGCCAAATTGCATAGGTAAAATTACCTTTCCTAAACCAGATCATACCAAAGCCATGATTTCCAATTCCCTGATATCCACGTTTTATTAACTTATTTTTGATAATTTCTACTTCCTTCTTTAACCAATCAATTAACATTTCCTCGTGTATTTCATCGGGAACGCTAAACATATCACGAGTAAAGTCAGAAAAAACTATTTCATTATTTTCCATCTTTAGTTGTATTAAATAATCTAACAGGAGATTGAGGTTCCTTTAGAATATCACGAGCTCTCCTAAACGTTAAGGTTATACGATAATTAATCAAAGTTGTTTCTCCTACTTTATTACCACCTTCATCCCAAACAGGAACAATAATTGATTTAGTCTTAGTGTTTTGTGTATTTTCCGATACTCGATGGTTAAAAGTAAATCTGTTTACACCATTGATACCAAATGCGTATATTCCGCCATTTTTAATTACTAAGCTATTAATCTTTTCTGGATTTTTTTCAAAAACAGAATAAGTATTTTCATTTAAATCATATTTAGTTTCATCTGAAAAATCTGTATGGTACATTAAACTTCCTTCGGCACCTAAATTTATAACAACAACCGGATAATTTTTTGCGGTAATACTTTCTGTTATATCTCTATGCTGGTGTATAAAAGATCCAGGTTCGTAAATATTAGCAAGAACCGAATCATAATCTTTCAAATCAATTCCTAATTTTTCTTGTATGAAATTCATGATTGGTTGAAGCTTCTTTATACTCGGTAAAGGCTTGTTATTTTGGTCCGTTACATAATATCCATACCCATCATATTTGGCCGGTGCCTTTATAACAACTCTTCCTGGCCTTTGTTGTAATCCTAATTTTCTCTGATAACTTTTTTCTGACTCATTTGGAATATTCTTAGCCCATCTTAGGCCGAAGGAAAACATTCTATTAGCAGTATAAGCTCGGTTCTCAACATATGCTTGATTAAGTATTTGTGGCTGTAAGAGGTCTATAAAATTATTAGCTTCCTCTAAAGAGAGACCAGTATCTGCTATATTTTCAACACCAGGATAAGGTGAATAAATTTTATCAGAACCTTTGGGCTCTTCTTGTTTTGTTGATTGGGATAAAGCATATGTACACTTAGAAGACCTAGACATAGCTACATACATCTCCGAATTTAGGTTTTCTATTTTATCGGGGCTTTCCTTTAAACGATTTCTCCAATAATGATTTCTCCCTTCGATATTATCCAGATCAACAATAGTATTTTCATAAGTAGCTCCTTGGGATTTATAAGCAGTTATAGCATAACCATAATCTATGGATTTTTCTTTAAACAAAGATGCTTTCCTTTTTGTTATTTCAACAAATTCTAAAATTTGTTCGTAAGTTAGCCTCTTATCTGCTAATCTCATCTTAACATTTCTTTCAATCTCGCTTTCACTAATTAGTTTATTATTATAACGATAAATGTTTTCATTTGTTTGTAAAGTAGCACTAAGTAATTTCAATGCGCTTTCTATTGGAAGTATTTTTTCTCGCCAAAATTCTTTTCTTTTCTTATACTCTAGCTTCTTTTGTTCTTTTTTAAGAGCCTCTACTCTATCATAGAGGAGATTGAATAATTCACCAGTCCTATCAAATTCTTTGACGTGATCCGGATCCTTCATATCAAAGATAAACATTATCATCTTTACTGGATCAAATATACTATCACTCTCTGTAATTTCTAAGGTATAGGGAATAAGTGATAAGTCCTTCTTCCCCAATTCAGATAGCATACGAGCAATTTGCTGTTTACCACTATTAAGTGTACCTAAAGTAAAATCATCCAAGCCAACCTTTTGTCCATTTTTAAGGGTAGTATTAACCATTTCTAATAATCCAATAGGTTCTGTCTTAATAGAATTTACAATATACTCCTGGGAATTATAAAATATTTCTACACTTTGGGAATAACCCATAAGTGTATCTCCGACGCTATATGAATATTCACCAACATCAAGACCAAGAAGGCCTCTTACCATTTTGTTGTATTGGGAAACCTTTTCATTAGACTTTGCCACTATTTTAACAAATGCCCTATTTTCTTGGTATTTTGGATCTGTATACAATTTAGTAATTATATCACCGATTGTATTTGAGTAAATGATCCCCTCCCCATCGGGACCTACTCTAGTTAGATATGACAGGGGTGAGTGTACACTGCGTATATTGTTGCGTAGCTCTGTTAATTCCTCTATTAAAGGATTATCTTTGCCCGTGCGCATTACCTCCCTTAAACCGACAGAATGCGTTACATTATGTGAACTAAAAAGGGGAGATAATTTTTGGGTTCCTGGATTTCTTAATTGTGCTGGATCCCCCATAACAATAACAGGGATCATACGGGAGTAGTATTTTACTTTCTCTATTTCTCCTGGATCCGATATCATCGATACTTCATCAATTACCCAAAGGGAAACAACAGGAACCCCGCTTTTAACTAATTTACTATACCCAGCAGTAGCTTCTATATCTTTAGTATATTCCATACCACCATGAGTATTAAGAACTAATTGTGTTTGGAAAGCTGCTTGTGTAGTAAATGTTCTAGCTTTGAAAAATTCTCTGGCATTAGGACCAGAGATATAGTCTACTAGTTTTTGATTAAATTTATTCCGAACCTGCATAGTTCGGATTGATTTAAATAGTTGCTTTCTTGCTTGGTGTGAGGGGGCAGAAATGGCAAATCCCTTACCTATTTTCTTACTATCTACTAGATATTGTAGAAAAAATTTAATAACAGAGGTTTTTCCAACTCCAGCAAATCCCTTGACAAGAAATATGTTATCCTCTCCAGTTCTATTTTTTCTGGTATCCCACCAATGATATAACTCTTCCAATAACTTTTCCTGCTGAGAAGAAAGACCTTTTGGAAATGGTATATCAATAATACATCCATCTGGAAATTTATATTGATGTTTTTCCCGAATTATTTCTACTATTTTATCTTTTGATGGCTCTACCATAAATTTAATTGATCCTCTTTAGGTGGAACTAATAATTCACCAAGTCCATACATTAATTGGCTTGTTTCGTCGCCCTGAAAAGTAAAAGGGTTTTTATCTCCATCACAGAGTTTTTCTGTCCTCTTGATTAGAAATTCTCGGAGGAGAAGATTTTCCAAAAAATTAGTATAAACCTTATGAAGGCCTAATCCAGAATAAATGAGATCTAATTCAATGTTACCTTTACCATTAGTTCTAATTAATGGTGTTCCTATTATGCCAGGAGTTAAAATCCTTCTAACGTTATACTCATAATAATAACCAACATTGTATTCTATTAGGTATGAGATTTTTTTATTAAGTATTGGTGTTACTCCGATGAAAAGATCGCTAGTTTCTTTAATACCCGGATATGAAACCACAATTTTAGAGGTAATATTTTTCATACGAGAACCACTATAAACAAAATCCTCCATAACAAATGTAGGTATTGGTACTTGGAATAAATCCATCGTTAAAATATCTAATCCACCATGTGTTTCTTTCAAAACATCATTGGTGTGTAGAAGTATAATCCTTGTTGCTATTTCTGGTTTCATTCGGTCCAGATCATTCATTTTAAATCTGGCCATAGTTATCATGGTATCTTTTCAAATAAGATTACTTTTTTCCTTTCTCTTAATGCTTTATCTATAATCTCTGCTTTATTCGGGAACACTGGAACGTATAATCTTGAAACTGTCCAGATCAAATGATAGCAATCGCTTAATATTCTTTTTACTCTCTCCGGATCTGTTTCTGACCAAGGCTTATGATCGTTAATGTATTTATTTCCATAAGAAACTAATTCTGCTGTTCTTGCCAATGCTTCTTTTATTTGAAACTTATTCCAAAGATCCGTTATATTTTTTTCCCCATCTACTAAAATTTTAAAAAAGTCTGGTGTTACAGAAGTAAAATATTCCCCTTCGCATTTTGTATCCATTAAATGTAATACCCTGGATATAAAATTACCCCATGAATTACAAATATCAGCATTAAATTTCAATCTTAGATCTTCCTCATTCCAGCTAGAGTCAGAGTAAGTGGATAATCCAGCCAAAGCGTAATATCTAACTGCATCCAGGCCAAATTTATTTAGTTGATCTATCGGGTCTATTACATTACCCTCTGTTTTGGACATTTTTTTACCATTACTATCCACTATAGTTCCATGAACTAATAATTTATTTGTTTTCCTAAAATGTAATGCATCCAACATTCCCTGGAATATAATAGCCTGAAATCTGAGATTGTCTGGACCGCATATTTGGATGATATTAGTATCTTCGTGATTCCACAATTCGTTTGCTGCAATAACATAATTAAGTAATGCATCAAACCAAACGTATATGACATGTTCAGGATCATCAGGTACTTCAACACCCCATGGGCATTTTGCTTTTAGTCGGGATATTGAAATATCTCCGGTCTCTTCGATCATATTGATCAATTCCCCCCTTTTATATTGAGGCTCTAGAAAAGATGGACTATTTTTAAGCCAAGTTAGAAGTTTTTCTTTGTGATCTCCAAGCCTAAAGAAATAATTTTCTTCTTCAACCTCATCTAAAGTAAGTGTATGATGATCCGGACATTTACCATCAACAAGTTCTTTATCCTGCTTAAATGATTCACACCCCACACAATATAGAGATTTGTAAGGCTTTTTATAAATTTCATTACGCCCCATAAAAACATGCCAAAATCCCTGGACAAATTCATGATGTTTTGGATCTGATGTTAAGTAGAAATTGTCATACTTAATATCAAACTTACCACAAAAATCTTTCCATATAGGTTCTAGGGTCTTAATATACTCATGTGGTGTAATACCAAGCTCGTCTGCTTTTTGTTTTATTTTTGTACCATGGCAATCTAATCCAGTATTAAAAAAAACTTCATTATTTTCCAGCCTAAAGTATCTGGTGATAGCGTCACCTAATACAAATTCGAACATATGACCTATATGAGGTATAGAATTTGCATATGGTAAAGTAGTTGTTAAGAATATTTTTCCCATTTATATTTTATTAAGTATTTCGTTAAGTTTAATTTTTTCGGCAGGAGTAGGCTTTCTTATTGTCCAATCAATAAAAACAAGGTAAATCTCATTATCATTAGCAGTAAATATACCTTCCTCCATGCCATTTGCAATACCTTTAATAGCCCGGATTTTTTTATAAGTTCCTTCTATTAATAATGTTTTTCCTTTTAGCCTATGATCATTAGATTCATATATAGCCAAACTTAAATTGTTATCCCCGTATGTAGATGCAATATGACTCATGATCGAATAAATAGTTTATGTTCTTTTGATGAGATAACCTTATCTTCAATGAAATCTAAATCGTCATCTTCTCCAACTTGAATATTACATTCATACAATTCGGCTCTCCAAGTAACTAAGAATTGGTCAGATTGACCAATTCTTTTATAGTTAAAGCTATCAATACTGGATCTTCTCCCGGTTTGGCTAAATCCATTATGATCTGTTATTCGGGTCTTACATAATAATCTTCCAACTGGAATCTCTCCTGAGATTATTTGTTTAAGCTTTACGTTCCTTGTTGGCATATTAATGTCTATTATAATAAATTCTAACAATCTTATATTCTACATCAGGATTTCCAACTTGCGGTATAAAATCAAGTTCCTCCTCCAGTTCTACCTCCATCTTAGCAGTTAAATACCCACCTATTCGAAGAGTCAAAAGATACTTATTTGTATTGTCTATTTTTTTCCAATTGAATAAATCCGCGCTATCAAATTGCTCAGTTTTACTAGTACCATCATCAGGATTAGTGGTCCTAATTTTACCATATATCCCGCCTTTGTCAAAAGTAGGATTAATTATTTCTCTTAGAGTAAGTACTTCTATTGCCATGTTATTTTTTAGTAAAAATGTAAATGATATTCTTTTCCTTTTCCATACTTCGAGAAAGAATAGTTTTATGCTTAAATTTTTTCACTGGAAACATGCCTAAAATTTCTTTACTTGCGTGTGTTTTTTCATTACCTACAAAAATGTATTTTTCTACACTATCATCAAAGATAAGGGTCTCATCAACACCTAAAGCGTTGCCTTCTGTCATTCCCTCTTTCCACTTTTGTGTAACCCAGCATGCTATAACAACTTTAGGCTTATATTTTTTAATAGCTTCAAGACCATCAATAAGTTCTACATCATCACCATATGTGATAACAGGTTGTCGCATTAAGCTATAATAGGCTTTAATTTCTGGTAATTCCTGCATTTTGTTATCAGTTCTGGGAATTCCCAAAAATCGTCCAATACATCCATTACCTGAACCTATTTCAATAGCAGACTCTCCTGCTATTTGGTCCTTTAAGAATTTAATTAATTCCTGTGTTGGTAATTGATAGATTGCATGCTTATGACAAAATAGGGTAAGTTGATCTTGAGAAAATCTATTTAATACCTCAAATGGCAGATTATTAATCTTGCCGTCTGTTAGAAGAAGACTTTCTAATTCGCTAATATCCGTTTTTAAGATTGTTGAGTACATTAAGCATGTTATTTCAATATACAAAAGTAATGAAAAGTTTCCGAATAAAAAAATTCTATCTGTTAAAGAAAATATAAGATAAAATTAACAATATATAGATGGTATGAAAAATCTAGAAATTTATGAGTCTTTTGGTAAAAGATCCGTTGTACTGGAATCTAGGAGGAAATTAACCATTACCTTTGATGTCCAAGGGGGAAAAATTAAGAATATAGTAAATAATAGTGGCGTTAGATTTCCTTATATGGAAAATGAGCATTATAATAGAAATGTTGAAATCTGGTGTTGTAATAATAATTTTACAATGGATGGAAAAGATATGTGTCCAGAAAAAAAAGTATTTGGTATTAAACAAAGCCAAATACCAAAGGGTCACGAATTAAGAACTATATTCAAAAATAAGTTTAGATAATGATAAATCTTGAGATATTTGAAAATTATACTGAAATGGATCGCGGTAAATTTAATAAAGCCTTTGATCTAGGAGATGGCTGGATTTTAAAATCTCCATTAGATAGGAATGAAACAGCGTATCTAAATAAAACGACTAAAGGTATCTTAGCAGATTTTAAAAGACATATTAAATTTATGTCCAAATTTCCGGAATTCTTTGCCGAGGTTAAGTTATTAAATAAATATAGGGCTGTACAAGAAAAATTAGATTTGGAGCAATCTAAAAAGGAAATAATATATCTCCATAAAGTTTTGGGTAAAGGCCCTTTTGGATATTTAGAAGATGATGTTGATAATGTAGGTCTTATCCAATATCTTTACTATAGTACGGATGAATTGGAATGGCTTGAAGAATACCTTAATACTAATCCCTCTGATTCTATTACTCTTAAATGGTATAAATTTATCATGGGTATAAAATCTAAATTTGGTAATATGCCGTTAGACCTACATTGGGACAATATGGGAATTGATAAGAATGGTAATATCAAATTGTTGGATTTTTAGATACCATCATGCTATCTAAAAATATTCTTTATCTTGCTTTGAAGTATTCAACCTTCTTTACCTGATCAAGACTTACTTCCCACATAGTTGCTTGTACATAAGGAAGCTTACTTCCAGGTTCTTCTATAATTTTGTCCCATTTCATTACGACATTATTTCCTTGTACCTCCCACGGAAACTCAACTTCTTCTATTGGAATAAAATCATTTTCTAAAATAGTAGATTCTTTTTCTATAGATCCCTGATCCCCTGTATTTAAAATAATGTGCCAATTTTCAAAATCGGTAAGTAGTACTTGGGATGAATCAATTTCTATTGTTAGTCTTACTCCCTTTTTACCCTTCTCGAGATGCCCACTTTTCCTCAGATCCGGTTTTTTAGAAAAGTCACCATAATTATACCAAGCCCATACTGGATGTATTATCCCCTCCGGGGGAGGACCTATCCTTTTTATCATTTCTTTTTCCATCCAAGAATATGGTTGTAAGAAAAAGGAATCAATGTACTTAGGATCTGCAAGAAAAACACCAGACCTAATTGCCTGATGCCACGATTCCTCTGCCTGTATAGACCAAAGAGTTAATTTCATTTACCTAATATTTTATTAATCCGAAACATGGACCTTTACTGGCTTTGATTTTATTACAACTACACTAACATCCTGTGTAAAAGACCCTGTTACAAGATCCCCTATATTATATAGTTTTGAAAATGTTAAAAACCCAGATTTTGATGGATCTCCATATGCCTGACAGTCATATCCATATATCATTCCTTTTTCTAATGTATCAATAAAAGGTTTAGACAATATCTTAATACTGTCTAAATTCTTTTCTCTAATACTACTGGTCTCAACTTTTGGATTCTGACAGCCAATCAATAAAATTAAAGGTGATAAAAATAGTAACGTCCTCATCTGATTAATTTTTAACTGGTATTGGATTTGTTAGTATTTTAGCTATCTCAATTGATTTATTTTCACCAATCGGTAATCGGACAAGATCATTTTTATGATATAGAATAGTTGTTGTATATTGTAAGCTATCATTAGAATTTAATGCAGAAACAACATAATAAAACATTTGTCCTTCCGGATAATTAGGTTCCTCAGGCTCTATTTTAACTGTGTCAAAAACCTTTATGTGTTCAACGATAGGTTCTGGCTTATTTGCTAATTTTTTTTCCAGGTTCTGTATATTACATTGTTGGACAGCCATTATAAATATAACCATTATGGTTGTAGCAATTCGACCAGCATTGGTAAATCTAAGGTCCATATATTATTTTTTATTTTTAGTTTCCAATGAAAAAAGACCAATAGCTATTATAAATCCCAATAAATAAAAACTTAAAACCCTTATAGGGTGTCCAAAAGTAATAGAATTAAGATCTAATTGATCAAATCCAATTATACCAGTACCTATTAAAAATCCCACAAGAAGTATTGTTACTATGTAGTATACTGATGAGCTTAGATTTTTCATAATTATTGGAATTGATCGCATTATTAATTATTTTAACAAAAATAACAAATTGTTTTTGTATAAAAAAATTTAGGGCGTTAAAGATATTATAAGATTATTTACCTATATTTTAAAATATCCTCTAATTATGGCTTAGGCTTTAATAGATATCCTCCCTCCTCCTCATTATTGAAATATGGATCGTTAAATTCAAATGGATATCCATCCACATCAATAAAATCGGGAAATGCTGTTACTGTTCCTTCGAATAATCTATTCGATAATGAATAATTACTATCCGATCCGTGCGTTGATAAAACAATTGCTTTATCCCCCGTTTTTAATTGCTTTGCTTCCTCTAGTGTATATCTAATACCATTATTAAAAGCATCTTCGTAATTTTTATATCCGAATTTCATTTGATTAATGTTTGTTGTTTTATAATACTTGTATAACAATACCGTAGACCTGTTTGGTCCAACCGTTTATATGACCATGATTGTTTCCAATCTGAAGACCCTGTATATCATTCTTTGCCTTAACTAAGTGGGTGAACATACGTCCATGTACTTTACAATATACTATATCGTCTACATTACAGTCTTCCCACTTCTTAACTGGTGCTAATAAGTGTTTTTGTCCTGACTTAATCTTGGGAGTCATGGAATTCCCTTTCTCTGATGTTTCAAAGGTCTCACCCTTTTGTAACTTTTCTATTTTCCACCTCATTGTTTGTGTGTTTTGTTTCTGCCCTTCCTGGTTCTAGGTAATCACAGAGCTGTGACATGTGTTCCTCAATTTTACTTGCTTTGTCTAACCAAGCTTTCATTACATTGGGGTCTATTGTTTTGATAGATTGAGCTGCCTGTGGTTTTTTTGATTCCTGTACCATAGTTAGATTTATGTAGTTCCTTGATCTGGTATTATACAAACAATTATGCCTATTATTTTCAATTTCCTAATTTATTAGCAGGCAAGCTCTGATCATTCTTGTCCAAATATTTTTTGGCAGTATCTAAAAGACAATCTACAGACTCTTCTTTTATAAGACCTATTCTATAAAATATCATGGCTTGGTATTCTAATGCTCCATAACAGGTCCTTTCTGTATTATGACAAATATGGGAACTTTGCCCAGTTCCTAGATATGCCTGTATTTCTGACATTCTTCCTGGGGATAGAATCAATTGTTTCCCGTCTGTTCGAAAGATGCAGGATTTACATTTTTTAGTATTACAATTCTCCCTTGCTAGGAAATTCCCCTTTTGTGGTTTTTTCTTTCTCATCAATCAATATTTTTCGAGCCCGATATTTTTTATAACTTCCAAACCACAAATAAGCATTAAATAACCAAATTCCACAAAGTAATATTCCCATATTATAATATTCGTATACTGCTAGTAAGAGACACCATAATATTAATAATAAACACCAGAATGGTTTATTTTTCTGCGTTAGTAAACAAGCCGCAGTTACCATAAACATAAATATCAATGATTGGAATTGGTTCATATTAGTTTCATCTGTTTTAATTCGTTTGTTTGTATCCTTTCCCAAAATTCATTCCACCAATCTATTTCACGATAGTTATCTTCTTTTGTATTATAGGCAAAAACACCAGTTCTCCATTTACCATCTTTTAAGTGATAGATAGTAAAAACTGATTTATAGTGATCATCAATACCTTGTTCTGGCCCATTAAATCTATCGAGCCCCCAAATAAATTCCACCGGTTTTTGTTCCTTACAAATTTTTATAACTGCATCCAAAGTTTCTGATGGTGTTAGTAAAAATGAAGCAATACTAATCCCATCCGAATTTGCTGTTCTGAACATTCCAGGTGGTGGATGTATTCCTTCCTCGTCAATGGAAATTCTTAGAAATTCTAAAAATGTAGTTTCCAGCATCTTCGTTTCTTCTTTGTTTTCTATAATATTTTCCATCTGTTTATTTTTACTTAATGAGCTCAAAACGAGTTACCCCACAAACATAATCCCTACCATAACTGTCTTCAATACATCCTCCTGATAAGAGAAGATGTCCATGAATAGATAATGTTAATGTATCTGGTTGTTTTAACTGATAATAGACCTTAATAGTATATTCGGTTTTTTTGGGTGTCCATAATAATAGAATAATCATTGCAGAAACCCAAACAAATATAACAATCGAAATTAATATTTTCTTACCCACAAGAACAATTATTTAATTATACAAATATAATGAATTGTTTTTGAATAAAAAAATTTATTTCTGCTATTTTTTAAAGGAATACTGGGGTTGGAAGTTTTGGGACGTGATGTGCTTCGTTTATTAGCTCTTTTATACATTCTGGCATTTTACCAACATCCTGAAGGGATCTCAGGGTTAATGGATTTTTTTCACCAAACGTATAATGATGCTCTCCATAAGAAGTAGGAGATGTAAATACTCTACCCTGGCACAAAATATCAAAGGAGATGCCATTATTATTATTGCGATAGGTATTTTTCTTAAATGTCTCGTTTTGAAAATAAAGATGTAATCCGCCATTCATGGTAGTTTCATAAAGGAAATCCGAAATGTCCAGGCCATTAGATTTTAAGAATTTAATAAATAATGGAACAGATTGATCAGTATTTGCTATATCTAAACAAAATAGATTACTCTCCGAAATAAAAAGAGCCAAACAATTATAGTCGGGGTCTTTACCTTCTAATATGTCTTCGTCCATATCTTCAACTTTCGAAGCAAACTTAAGCCCACTATTAATCTGATGGAGATACATTCCAATAACGGGAATACCCAAAGAATTCCATTTTTTTGCAAGTGTTAAGTTCATGATAGTATCTCTATATATCAATTATGGAAATAAAAATATTAGATATATAAATCATGGAGAAACTAAAGAAGTTTGCGGAGTTTATAAATGAATCCATGTTTAATATTAAGGATGAGGATTTTGAAAAAAGTGCCTCCACCATGGCAGGATTACTACAAAAATACAAAAATGTTAAAGAACTACCAAAAGGTTCAAAAAAAGGGCCCGAAGTTTCTAGCTGGTTAAGAGTTGCGGGTGCTCAACCTGGTAATAATTGGTGTATGGCGTTTGTGTATGGAATTTTTGATGAATTGGCAGGTCATTTAGGAATAACTAATCCATTACCAAAAACAGCAGGAGTTATGGATCATTGGGATAAAGCAGATCCTTCCATAAAGATTAACGTCAGCGACACAAAAACAAATCCGGACCTACTGAAGCCAGGTATGATCTTTATTATGCACAGGGCGAAGGCTCATGGACAAAAAAATCTGGGTCATACAGGTATAGTTATATCTGTAGACCCAGTTAAAAAGTCTTTTGTATCAATAGAGGGAAATACCAATGATATGGCATCAGGCCAGGGTGGTAGAGTAGGAATCAATACAAGAAGACTCGATGATCCCCTATTAATTGGATTTGTAGATTACTTTAAATCTTCTAGAGGACCTGAATTTGAAGAAGCCTTAAACAGGGAATTTACAAACGCACTTGGCGATGATATCGAAAGACTCAAGTATAAAAATCCAATAACCCATTCAAGCTAACCCCTTATTGGACCTGCAACCCTTCTTCCTGTAATTGATTGACTCTCGAGAAAAGAAATCCTTTTCTCGAGAGTTTTAATATATTGTAAAAGTGCAACAAATCCTTCTTGAGAATGGTCAGGGTCCTCGATCATTCCTAATATGTCTTTTTCTAATTGCTTATCCATTATTGGAATTCTGTTTTTACAACACTATTAATAATATAACTAGTTTTCTTAACCATTTCTGGCCCTAAGGAGTTAACTATACAATTATAGTCATAAAGATGTCGGGTATCATGATATATTCCAACCCCTATAGTTACAAAACCATCTCTTCTACATTTTTCTACTATTCTTTTTAAGTTATCTACATCCCTTTTACTGCCATAAGAATTTCCACAAGGCTCTCCGTCAGAAAGAACTATAAAAATAATGTTATCCTCTGTGTATTCACGAACCTTCTCATAAATAGCTTCAATAACAGGTCCATCATAATTTTCACTCTTAGCCCTCATTGTTTCAATAGAATCATTGAAATTGTCATGATATGGATCCTTATAGACATAGATCACTGGATGGTATCCACCGCTATGGCCGTAAACACTTAACTTATTTTTAGGTAAAATTTCGCTGAAAGCCAAATACATAGTTTTCACAACATCAATTGCACATTTCATTTTTCCTCCCATACTACCAGATTCATCAACAAGTATAACTACACTGAAAGGCTTTGTTGTTTGATTTGGTTCAACCTTATAATAAATATTAAGGTTCCCTGCAATAACTTCTCCGACCTTCCGTTGGTCAAATTTACCAGCTCTTAATGAATTTAAACGGTCTATACTAGGATCGAAATTAATATCTAATAATTGAACTAATGTTTTTGCATTCCTTTCTTGTTCTGCTGTAAATGGTTTTATTGAAGGGGATCCCTTAGGATATTGCCAGGTAGTATTTCTTTTTAATTCCCCACTAATATTAGGTGCTTGTGGCTTTTCTCTTTTTTTAGTTTCTCCTAAAGTACCAGATAGAATTTTTTCTATTCTCCTCGTTAATTGTTCAGCAGTCTCTTTTTTAGGTTTAGATTTTTTACTATCCTTATCATTTTTATCCTCTCCCTCTTTTGGATCAGAATCACCCTCCCCATCACTACTTGTTGATTCCTCCTCTGGAGGGGGAATCTTAACCATTATATCAGTAGTTAAAATTGTTTCGGTGTAATGTAGGAATAAGGATCTATATTCTTTTTCCTGTCTAATCAAGGTTTCCAAAACTGCTCTCTGTGAATCCTTGTTACAAACAGCAAATTTATCATCGCTAAATCCCCAAAAGCCTTTTCTTGTAACAATTTTTGGATCTTGTGAAAGAGCTTCTATTAATCCATATTCCTTCGATTTAACAAGAAAGATATCTATAAGCTTAGAACCTGTGTAATAACTCAGGTCCTTATGCTTATGGATATCATATTCTACATCCATCCCAGTATGAACGTCTGGATGGTCTATAATTAAACCCTTATATCCTCCATAGAAGGATGACTCCCATTTCGTGGAGCTAAAAATATTATCTTTCCTCATCTTATTGGGTTTAATTAATTAAGCATCTTCGTCATCTTCATCATCTCCATAATCTTCATCATCTCCATAATCTTCATCAGGTTCAGGTATAGGAGAAATAACAGGGATAGATTTAGCACCCTTTGTAGATAAAATGGATTCAATAGATTTTAATCCTTCCTTCGAAGCTAATCCCTTACATAAAGTGTAATATCCATCATAGATGGTAAATCCATCCTGTACAAGGGATGTAATAAGCTTCAAGTGACGGAAGCTTAATCCAAAGCTAATAGTAAATTCTTCGTTAGCTTTGTTGATTTTTTCATAGATGTCAACTATTACAGTAATATCAGTGAAAGCTACCCTTGGGTAAATGTATTTAAGGATCTTTTCAATTTGATTCTTTTTTAAAGAATCCATTTCCAATAGCATAAATCTATCCAAAAGAGCTCTATCAATTTTAGACGTGCCTGAATATTGGCTACCAATATTTGCGGTGGCAAAAAATACACAATTTGGATGAATAGCAATTGGGGCCGAATCATTGAATGCATATTCCATATTAAGCTCTCTTCTAAAATCTAAACATGGAAAGAGTAAGTTATTAGCTTGTAGGGATGCCCGGCTTAGCTCGTCCAATAAAACAATACCCGGTTTTTGTATTACTTCAGAAAATCTAGACTTAATGAATTTAGAAACTGTAACACCATCCTGGACTTGGATAGTATTCGTTCCAACTAAACCCATAATTGGATCTGTCATAGTACCCATGTCAAAAATTGTTAATGGAATCCCCAAATGTTTAGCCATATGGTAAACTAATTCGGTTTTACCAAATCCAGTTGGTCCTAATAGGAGTGTATTTTCCTTTTTAAGAATGTTCCTCCTTAGAATTTGATAAGTACCTTTATGGATTTTAAAAAATCCATCCAAAGTAATAAATCCATCAGTATCTGCAGTTGGGGTTTTTTCTCTTCCAACTAAGACCTCCGCTTTTTTTCGTTTAGTCGTCTTAGTTTTACTAACTGCTGGTGCGGGAATGCTATTCAGATCACGGTCAACCCAGGCAACAACTGATTTTGGAGTAGGAGTACCCTTTTTTGCAGAGGGGGGAGCTACTTTTTTTACAGTTGTTGGTGCTGGAGCAGCCTTCTTGGTAGCGGGTACCGTCTTGACGGATTCCGCCCGTCTTGTTTTAATTAATCTTGGCATAGATAAGTTTATTTAAATGTTAACTTTTTATTGGAATTCTGTTTTGACAACCTTGTTGATAATATGGCTAGTTTTTTTAATCATCTCATCACCAAGACTTTTAATTACACAGGAGTAATTATATAGATCAGGATCGTTGAAATGTAATATACCCAAACCAACTGTTACAAATCCATCTCTTCTGCATTTTTCTAAGACTTTTTTCATTGCAGATACAGCCTCTTCTCCACCATAACCGCTGCCACAAGGCTGCCCATCAGATAGAGTAATGAAGATAATATTATCATCAGTCATTCCCCTAACCTTATCATAAACTGCTTCTATAGCTGGCCCATCATAGTTAGAGTCACGGGCATCAATACTTTCGATCCTTTCTTCAAATCGTTGATTGTATTTGTCTTGATAAACAAATACTTCAGGTATTTCGTCGCCGCTGTGTCCGTAGACGTAAATTTTATCCTGTGGAAGTATTTCGGAGAAGGCTAGGTATAGGGTTTTTAGAATGCTCTTACTATAATCTATTTTATAGTGCTCGCTCATACTACCTGACTCATCTTGTAGTATTACAACACTAAATGGCTTAGTTGTTTGGTTCTCTTCGTGTGTATAATACACATTCATATTACCAGGAATAACTTCAGCCACCTTTCGGGGATCTAATTTGCCCATTCTTAGTGAATTAATTCTATCAGTCGCAGGATCAAAGTTGATGTCTAAGAGTTTTACAAGCCTATTAGCAAAAGCATACTCATTATCGCTAAACTTGCATTTTACTCGATCCCTCGGATGTATGAATTTGGTATTTTTAACTAAATTACCGTTCAGATGATGACTAACGATTTCTCTTTTCTTGATATCCCCTAAGAAAGCTCTAAGATCTCCACGGGCCCTTTTAATTTCTTCGGTCCTATTAGAAATCTTATTATTTAACTTCCCCTCCATACGTTCAGGATTTCTAGTACCATCATCCTCCGCTTCACCCTCGGTTTCTTCTCCATCTTCGTCACCATCCTCATCTCCGGAACCCCCCGAACCTTGGCTCTCCTCCTTTTCTTTCTCTTCTTTGTCATTTTCACCAGAACCGCCAGAACTATTTTCTGTCTGCTCCTCTCCTTCCTCATTGCCCTTCTCCTTTTTCTGTTTACCAGATTCACCCTTTTCACTTTGTTCGTCATCATTCTTCTCTCCCTCTTGTTCTCCAGTACCAGATCCCATTGGGGGTGGTTTAGGAGAACTCGGGGGAGGAAGAGGAATACTGATTTCTGCAGTTTTTATTACTTTAGCATAGTTGATAAAAAGAGCTTTATGTTCAGGTGATAATTCACAAATTTCGTCAAAGACTTGCTCTAAGGATTTTTTTGTTACCATCAATACCTCTTTCTTCATCCAAAAAGAAGATATTTCCGTAACTTGAGCATTATTTGCTAATCTATCAAAAAAATTAAACTCCTTTACTTTTAGAAGAAAAATCTTCATTAGCTTATCCCCGGTCCACCAGCTTAAACCCATGGAATCTTTTACTTTTACGTCCAACTGATACGATACCTGAACTTCCGGATGATCGGTAATCAAATTATAGTAGCCCCCATAATAGGAGGTTTCCCACTTGGAGCTACTATAATAATTTGGTGTAGTTGGCGCATAGAACTTTTTAACTTTGTTTGGCTCATAGAACCTTTTAACTTTGTTTTTGTCCATAAATTATTTTTTGTGTGAGGAAAGAATTGAGTCTATTGATTTTAGGCCTTCTTTACCTGCTAGTCCCTTACACAAGGTGTAATAAGAATCATAGATAGTAAATCCGTCCTGCACAAAAGAAGCTACTTCCCTTAAATGACGGAATGAAAGACCGAAGCTAATTGTGAAATCCTCATTAGCCTTGTTGATTTTTTCGTAAATAGAAACCATTGTGGAAATATCATCATCACTAACTGAAGGGTAAGTGTATTTGATAACTTCTTTTATCTGACCTGTTGCTAATGTATCCATTTCAATAAGGATAAAGCGATCAAGTAATGCACGGTCCATTTTATTTGTACCTGAATACTGACTACCTATATTAGCTGTTGCAAATATTACACATTCAGGATGAAGCTTAATAGGTTCTGAATCATTGAATGCGTATTCCATGCTTAATTCACGCCTGAAGTCTAAGCATGGAAAAAGCAAGTTGTTAGCTTGTAGGGATGCACGGCTTAGCTCGTCCAAAAGAATAATACCAGGCCTTTGTATAGCAGAAGAGAAACGGGATTTAATAAATTTAGAAACAGTAACACCATCTTCAACTTGAATAGTATTAGTTCCTACAAGGCCCATAATCGGATCTGTCATAGTACCCATGTCAAAAATTGTTATAGGAACCCCCAAGTGCTCTGCCATATTGTGGACAAGCTCTGTTTTACCATAGCCAGTAGGCCCAAGGATTAACGTGTTCTTTTTCTTTTCTATGTTCCTACGAAGGATTTTATATGTCCCTTCATGGACCTTAAAAAATCCGTTCAAGGTAACAAATCCATTAGCATCTTTTCTTGGAACAGGAATTGTTTTTGCTTCTTTAACTGATGCTACTACGGATGCTACTGCAGCAGCCTTTGCAGTGGAGTCTTTTGCTCCCTCCGTTATTTGGAGATCCGCATCAATAAACATTTCCTCTTTGGATTTTACCGTGATACTTCCCGGTGACATTGGTGTTGCTGGTGTTGTTGACATTGTTAATTTGTTTTGTTTGTTTATAAAAAATGAATTTGTTTGTTATTTCGAATCTATGATGTCCTGTGCTTCTGCTATAAGCTGGTTTTGTTCCATATACCGACGCAGTTGAACTAATTTTGCTTGTAATATCCAGCAATCTTCCTTGAGCTGCTCTGTTTCCCTTTCTTTATGTTGCTCTTTCTGAGCCTTTTTCATAGCTCTCTCCCTTTTGAATTCCTCTGGCGCTTTTTCAAGAACCATAGTTTCCATGAGCTCAGCTATGAGTTCTGCTGCTTGCCCCTGATGTGGCAATCCTTCAAGTCCTTTGATAAGCATATCAAAGTCTTCTTTCGTAAACTTAATGTCTTTTAGATCCATATTGTTTGTTATTTAATTGTTTCAAATTTTGGGGTTTGTCCATTGTCATAAATAATGGTCATATAAAAATTACTTCCGGTGTATAAAAATTTTGCATCTATTACCACAAAAGTGGGATTTTTATCTTGCCATTCATCAACCTCTTTTTGTAGATCGTACATATCATGTCCCCTCAATAATTTTATCCTTTTCATCTATTATTTTATTTGGCTAAAACTAGGAAGTGTACCGTCATCATAAACTATAGTTGTTACGATATCCTCGATACCCTTGTTACTGGTAGAAGAATTTGCAGAGAGTACTTCAAATGTTGGATTTTCCTCCTGCCATTTAGCTATATCTTTTTCTATATAATACGCAAGATTCCCCGAAAACAATTTTACCCGTTTCATATTAACTATTTAATTGTTCCGAAAGGTGGAGCTTCTATAGTGTAGACTACACTTAATAACGCTTCCTCTTTGGTAAGTGCTATTGAAGTGTTTTCAATAACAAAGGAAGGATTCTCTCTACACCACTTATCCAACCTCTCCTGTATATCTTCTCGAACATTATAGATGCCTGGTTTTTTATTAGCACCACGGTCGTACATGTCCGATGCAAAAAGAATTACCTTCCTCATTAGTTTAGTCTTTTCATATAATGACAATATCTACATTCAACTAGAAATAAAATTTCGCTTAAAGCAAAAGGCCATATCAAAAGTCCAGAAGAAAGATCTAAAAGATCTAAATCCTTAAAAGGTCGTATTCCGTGGAATAAAGGAATAAAAAATTATAAAAATCTTACACAAATCGAGAAGATTTTACTTAAAAATTCCCATATTCAACCTGAAAAACCTTAATTCCCAGTTCTCTCCAAGTTCTTACTACTTGGTCCCTATCATCATATACTGCAATTATATTATATTTACCAAAAAGCACATTTTCATAAATCTCCTTTTTTATCAAAGAATCCTTTCTATAATCATCCTTTGGCCTCATAAAAAGACCGTCATATTCTAATCCATAGAATTGTAACCATTCTTCCGTCTTTGTTCTTGCAGATTCATCTCTTCCGGAGACAAAAATAACTTTATCTCCATTCTTTTTATGTAATTTGATTTGTCGTGCTATTACGATATCAATATCATCCTTATCTACTTGAAGCCAATCAAAAGGACCTCTTTTATTTGACATATGGGCAGTAGTACCATCAATATCAAAAATATAGGCATCGGGTAATTTAGGATCGAATATGGGCTCTTTGTAAATCTTAGCTCTTTTACTTATATGGGTGAAATTAAATGAAGCCAAAAGATTTTTGTAATCCTTGAACATTTTCTTTATAACAGCCTCACCCACCTTTTTTTCCCTTGCATTATCCCTCTCAATAGCCTTATCTATTGATATGTCAAATATTTGATACTCAACATCTGCTACTTCCTCAACCATTTTAACAAGTTGCATTATGTAGCGGGATTTCAAATTGGTACTATCGATTATTACGTTTTGTTTGTATCTTAATGCGGTCAACACAGCATCTCCTACCATCTCGGTTATCATATCCTCGATCTTAGGCTCGCATACTGGTGCATCTTTCGTCATAAATCGAAAGTCATCCCTATTGATTCTTGTCCAATTTGGATTATTTTTAACATACGCCTTAGCCCATGTGGTTTTCCCGCTCGCAGGTATTCCCACTAGGAATTTAACCTTCAGTCCATCCTTTTTCATCTTTAATTAGGGTTACTCCTTATTTGTTGTTTATACCAACCTATTTTTCCAATTAGCCTCTTCGGCATGGATTATTGTAACGATAGAATTGGTGCCGTACTCCCCTTTTGGTACCAGCGTTTTGAAAAAATTAAAATCATCTCGTGTAATAACTTTATCTATTACATCTTCATATTGCTCATTGAGGGATTTGGAAGAATCTAGACCTGTCATCCAGTTATCCTTTTTGCCCTTTTTCTTAATTATCTCGATCATCTTATCAACAATCCTTCTTTGGTCCGAAACATTAAAATTACTTGTTTTTTCAAGAAGTGTGGATTTCTCTGCTATGTCTCCACCGTGTTTAGTTTCAATTTTAATTACGTAACCCATTGTTGTTTGTTTTATTGTTAAAATTTGTTGTTTGTTTGTTCTCTAAAAAATCTTTGATATTCTAATAATTGATCGTATGTTTCAATAGAATCATCTATAAGGTCCTCCAAATCTTCCTGGTCCGCTACCTTAAGTTTAAAATTTTCGATAAATCTTAGTATCTCTCCGCAATACATGCAAAGACTAAAATCACCTTCTTTAGGTTTCCTATCATCGTCAGCCGCAGATGTTGCTACATCTAATTCATGTTTACATGCTGGACAATGTTGTAAATCATACGCAAATGAGTTACTCTTTGACTTGGCGCTATCTCCCATCGTATATAGTTTGACTCCCTAAAATTTTTTTTTGGAGTGTTTAAAAATCTTCGAAACTTTCCTTATAAAGGCTGTCTGACTCTTCATCAGCAAAAGTAAACCTGCCATCTTGTACTACAAGCATTTTTACCTCTTCGAGCTTCTTAATAATCTCCTGCTTCTCATCTTGTATCTTTTTTGGAAGCACTGCAGTTTTTTCTGCTGCATCGATATAGGCTAATCGAATGATATTATTATTTTGGTCGCTCATACTGATATTATTTACTCAATGAATTAATTTATGTAAAAGTAATGAAAAATTTCAAAATAAAACAAACTAAATTGTTAAAAAAGCGTTAAAGAGTTCTTTTGGGTTTTTTAGTGTATTCCTCACACAAAAATAGTAGAAAAGCTTGTTAAAGGGTTAGATAAACTCCAATATTACATGGAAGACCCCAATACTTATACGCTTTCCTACTACTTAGTTATTTATTTCTATTCTTTATGTATGTTCCAGCTCAAAAAGAAATTCCGTCCCTTGATCAAGTACCCTGGTATAGCTATTAGATTGAACGAATATTTTGTACTGATTCATCACTTCCGGTAAGCTTAGTGGAGATACCCCGCCCTTAGTTCCAAAAGGAACACCAAGTTGTTCACGGCACCAATTAGTATCGGCATTTGCTTCGCCTGTTACTTTGTCTACGAAGATCACTTCTTTATTGGCCTGGATAATTTCGCGGTTTGCTTTTCCGTCTGCCGTTCTTTCAATCAATTGGTAAAAACCTCTGCCTTTTTTGTAGGTAGCTCCTGAATCTTCTACAAATTTTTTGATAACCGTTGCCTCAGCAACTGTCATTACCTGAAATTTGGAAAGTAGCTCAATCTTTTCGGCTGATAGGGAAGATGTTCCTGATGTAAGGCCGCGGAGTTTATTGAACATTGCCTTCAGTGCAATATTGCCGGTGAATGAAGGGTCTGTTTTTTGGTAGTCATCGAGCTGACCAGCTTGTTGATAGGCAATAGCATTAATGTACGTAACAATGTGTTGGAATTGTGAAAGATCCAATTTTGTACCGCCTGTCATTTTTGATATGCCTTCGTAAAAATATGTGCTGGTCCGATTTCCCATTGCCTGGACTCCATAAACTGGGATTCCCATCTCATTCAAGGCTTTTGCTTCTTCTTTCCAATCATGGATACAAGTTTGTATAGAGCCGTCGTATTTGGAACGTACCTGGTATCCCTTATTATGTGGGGTTTCATCCCCAATCATTACGAATGCTCGTTTGTCTGCTTTCCAGGAAAGGTTCCTCGCTGTATGCAATGCCAATTCATAGCATTCGGGAGAATCCCCACCGCCACGTGGTGAATCCTGATCTATGAATTTTTTGATCTTTGCTACATCGGATGTAAAATCCATAACCAACATATGATTAGGAGCATCGCAGTAGTCATTCATTATGATGATGGAAAAACGGATACCCGGCAGGTCCTTAGATAACCGGTCTACCATTTCTTTTGCTTTTGCCCGTACCTGCATACGGACTGCGGCCATACTGCCAGTATCATCAAAGGATAGGCCTAAATCTATTTGTGGTGTTTCCATAATAGTCCCCTCCTTTACTTTTTGGCAGTTGCTTTCTTTGCCACCACCTTTTTAGGTGGTACTGCAGCAGAAGCGGCTACGGGTGAAGATTTAGTTGATGTCATTTCATCGCCGCGGCTGACCAGCTCATTAAGTAAGTCCTGAATAACATGGTCATTCATGAGACCGGCATATTTGGCCAAAAATTCCGTATTTGTTTCTTTGGCAGCAAATATATTGCTCATATAGTTTTTGGTATTTAACAGCAAAGCCCGGCGGATATGATGCGAATGCATGTCCTGAATTTTGATCAGACCGTCTGTTTTTGAATTATAATACCCCCGCGGCGTTAGAGAAAGACCGGTTAAAGCAAGACCCAATGTTTTGGCGACTGCTTGTAGTTCTTCAATGGTTCCAGTAAATTCCCGGCCATTTGAAAATTTGTGCGTTAAAACCTTTGTTGTGTCCATAAAAAATTAATGATTTTTTGTGAATACAAATGTAAATAAAAGTTTCAAAATAAAAAAATACTAATTGTTAAAGAAAATATAAAATTTAAAAATTTTCAATGGACCTTTTTAGCCTCTGCGATATTGTTTCACCATTCCCACGAACTTTATTTGCTGTTCTTTGGTCTTTTGCCATAGCATCTAATGGAACTTTATTTAAAAGAGCCCACATTTTTTCTACCTGTGAGGTTTCATCCCTAGAAACTAAAGAATTTGGTGAATTAATTTTCTCTTTATATGCCATTAAAAATTCGATTATTTTATCGACACGGGGATTCATTAAATCCTCTATTGGTCCACCAAAAAATTCGTTAAGTTTATGCTCTTTAAAGGTCTTTATTGTTTTCATTGAATTTTTATTTTATTACTCCGCCGCCATTACCAGTTCTTGGCTTAATTATATTGGTTGTTTCTGGTGTATTATAAGTAACCCTTGTTTGGTCATTACCATAATTCATAATTGCTTTATCTATTAAATGTACTTCTGCGAAGTAATATAGATTAGAAATTGGAGTATCTAAAACTTTTCTATTTCCTATTGAATCCTCTATAAAGGAAATAGTAGATTCTTTTGCTCTTTCCATATCATCGAATATAACCAAAGTTTTCTCCGTTGGTTCTTCCTGCAAAAATCTAGAAAAACTTTTTCCCTTATCATCAATAGATTCAGCACTCATTACTATAACATGAAGACCTAATTTTTTAGCAATCATCTTCATGTGGGAAATAGTTCCTAAAGATAATTGTTTTTCGACATATAAAGGCTTCTCTTGTTTTTTGCTAATAGCATCCTTAAGCATGGCTTCAAATGTACCAGGATCAAAGAGAGTATTTTCAACTATAAAGCGACCAAAATTTTTAATAGGTTTCATTTGTTTATATATCCTTCATAACCCCCATATCCTTAGCGTATTGAATTGTACTAGCTAATTCTTCAGATATACCGGCAGCACATAGAATTTTTTCCCTGTGAGAAGAAGGAATTTTATCGATAATGGTGGGGTTCATAGAAACAAATGCGGCTATCTGATTTATCCAATCTTGATCAGATGGATTAGAAAACATGGAAACTAATAGCTTTGCAATGGGATTCTTCTCATATTCCTCGTCAGTAATAATATAGTTTTCTTTAATCCCCTTTATTATAAGTTTTATAATTTTCTTTTCTGCTTCTTCCTTTGTATTAGCACCAACAACAATAGACAAGCCCCCAGTACTAATAGATTTATTAATACTTGGCGAACTTTTTATGCTTATTTGTAAGTTGTTGCGTAGCATTGCCATTTTTTTATACCAATCTTCCTTTGGAAGGTAGTCACCAAGAAAATTTTCCCAAAAACTATATTGTGGGTTTTCATGATTGATTGGTATAAGATATCCTAAGGAAAATGTTGGCCTAAGATTTCCATCATTAACTATTCTTTTTTTGATCCCTAAAAAAGTAAATACTTCCGTCCATTTAGGATCTGTGAAAAGAGAATTTGTATTATGAATGTAATATCCTCTTCCTATAGATTCCATATACATAACAATTATATCATCAATAGAAAATTCCTTACCTTTTGCAGGACAATTTTGGTCTTCTAACCATTTTTTTAGATCATTTCTTTTTACGTCTAATGGAGTTCTTTTTAAGATGCCTTTAATCCAAACATCTCCCAGCATTTCTTCCATTGTTGAATACCAGGTTTCTGAAAATGGTCTTCCATCACTTAGTGATGTGTAATACCATCTTCCATCAGGTAATTTTTTTAGAAAAGCATTACTCCCCACATCAATATAGAACCTTCCTGTAGATTTTAATAGGTAGCCATCCTCTAATTTCCTTCGGTATAGAATTGCACGGAGGTCTCTTCCTTTTTTTGTTGTCATTAATGCTTCCCTGAGTTCCTTATATTCAGGAAACATCTCATAAGGATCTTTTTTTGCCATTATTGTAAATTTTCTGAATCTGAATAGGCTTTCTTGTAAGAAGACCCGATTTTTGTATAAAGTTCATCTGGACTAAATCCAGGTAGTGAATTTCCAGTTATGTGGAATTGTTCAGAATCCCAATGGTGTTTAGAACACACAGTAATGCCATTAGAGGGTGCAAAGCCACCATTTGGCATCTCACTCCTATCAGTAATATGGTGTACATCTAAATTCTCGGTAACGTGACAAAAAACACACTTATTGCCATCCCTTTTAAGGCAACTTTGATTAAATATTACTTTCCAACGTTTCTGGTCCTGTTTGTTTCCCATTATTTGGAGTTTTCTTGTGATGATGTTTGTGTCTTTCCTCGAACTTATCGATAGAGGAAGATATTTCTACACATAATTCGTAAATTGTTAAAATTAATGCCACATGACTAATAAATTCAATTATCAATGCGACAAAAGGAATTGTAAAAAATTCAATAGCTTTAACTATTCCAGCAGTAATTAATGATTCCGTGCCATGTTCTAGATATAGACCTATAATAGAAGCCATAACTGGTAAAACAAAGGAAGGGCCCCCTAATTTTGTAGTTATCCAAGAGAGTAGAGCTATTAATTTATCTACTCCTTTAGAAGCAATTTCATGGATTTCTGTTAACCAAACAAAAGGTGGTTTTTCAGTTACCGTAATAACAACCTTATCAACAGACTCAACATTTAATGCTTCGTTTACCAATGATTCGGTAACACTTTTACTAAGAAAATGACTGCGTAAAGAATGAACTATATTGTTTATAAAACCAGCAAAAAAATCATTAGTATAGAAATTAAATACATTTTTACAGGTCCTAAGATCATTGACAAAAGCTATCCGATCTGCATTAATCTTTTCCTTAATTAAGTCTTCAATTTTTTTATCCTTTAGAAGTTTCTTTTTTATATTACTTCTTGCACTAGAGAAATATGTTGATAAATATTTAGTTAGATCGTTTTTAATTTTAGATAGGAAATCACTAATGTTTTTAGATATCCTAATGATACTATCTAAAACCTTCTTACCCCTTGTATTTATTCTATCAATAAAACTTTCGTTGATGTTATACTCGTTTAATTCATTAATAGAAAGGTATTCTTTATCTCTTATTGGTAATGCTAAATACAAAGCTTCCCTCATTTTAATTTCAAAATTATCATTCTCGTCAAGGTATTCGCTAAAGTATTTTATTCTTTCCATTTGTCTAATTGCCTTTTTCATATATATTCAAATGGCAATTACTTAATTCTTATAAAAATTGGATCCTCATTTAGCCTTTCAATTAATAAGGATTTACTCCAATAAAATTTAGGAGAGGATCCAGCATCCCATAATTTTATAATCCAATTATCCCCTCCCCCTGAAGATCCAACTTTTATATAAAATCCATTTTGACCTTGATAAAGATCTGTATCAGAATCTATACATTTATAGCCTTCATTAAAAAGTAAACTATAAAGTTCCTGAAATCTTGGATTACCTATATTTGATATAGGGCATTTAAAGAAAGTTGAGTTATAGAATCTTGGCTCTCTCATTTATTTAATTCTATTAAAAGGTGGCATTTTGATAAATGTAAATTTTATTCACCCGTATAAAGTGTTGCCCTTTTCCATGTTTTTGTCCAATGGTCCGATGTAGTGACGTGATTTGGACGAACCCATTTTAATACACATTCACCAAAATCAGCATCAGGAAAACCTGCCTCTGTTCTAAATACAACACCCTCTCTTTTTCCTCCTAATGCGGATGGTTCCTTTGCTAATTTTTCTACCAATTCCTTTAATTCTTTCTCACTATTAACTACTCCCCTAAATAAAACAGGAACAGTTATTAAATCGAATAAGAAAGCGTATTCTTCCACTTCTGGCCAGGAAAGCCAATTCATTTCTTCTCTAACTCCAAACATATAGAAGTAAGACCGTAATCTTTCATATTCGATACTATGAATACCCTCCATATTTTCTCCAAAAATATGAACACCCTCTGGTATTTGATGTCCAATCTTGGCATGAAGATCCCTAACTGCTCTAGACCAAGGAGATATAGTAAATGCTGCGTGACTACGAGCATATACACCGGGTTTTGTTTCCGATGTATTTTCACCATCAAGTTTTTCTGTTCCGATTATTGGAATTCCAATTAACCTATTCACAGAAGGAGCTATCCTGTCATCAGAAGTCGCACCTGGCGAAAACGGAAAATGGTAAGTCCTCGGGAATTTACTCATTAAAATTAATTTTAGCAAAAATAATGAAAAGTTTCTGAATTAATGAATAAATTTTAATCTAATATGATATATTCCCGTGTATTTTTAGATATATAAATAAAACCAAATTATGACAGGAATAATATACAAAATTACTTCGCCAAGTAACAAAGTCTATATAGGACAAACCACTGAAATAAGTATAGAGAGAAGATACAAGGGTGGGGTTGATAGGAATCAAAGAAAGTTATATAATTCTGTAAATAAGTATGGATGGGATTCACACATAAAGGAAATAATTGAATCAATTGAATTCACAGATATAAAAGAATTAGATACAAGGGAAACTTATTGGATTAGATTTTATAATTCAATCATAGAGGGATTAAATTGCAGGGAGGGAGGAAATAATGGGTTTCTATCGGAGGAATCCAAATTGAGAATATCTAATAGTGTTAAGGAGTATATAAAAAATAATGGGATTTTTTGGGAAGGTAGAAAACATACACAACATTCATTAGATCTAATATCAAAAAATAGGGCCGGTAAATTAAAGGGGAAAGACCATTTTTATTATGGTAAAAAAAGAACAGAAGAAGTAAAGGAAAAACTTAGTAAAGCTCTTAGCGGAGAGAAAAACCCAAATTTTGGAAAACCCCGAAATATAGAGACCAAAAATAAGATAGGAAAAGCTAATGCAGGGATTAATAATGGTATGTATGGTAAAAAATTTAAAAGAACAGAGGATCAAATTAATAACCTTAGCCAAGGACTTTTAAATTCCAATAAATTAAAAGAATCCAGAAATACTAAAGAATATAAGGAAAAGCTATCTAAACATTTTTCTAAACCCGTTTTATTATTAGATATGGAATTTAATATAATCCAGGAATTTATAAATGCAGAAGCATGTGCAATTTTTTTAGGATACAAAAAATCAAATATACATCATGCTATAAAGGATTTAAGAAAAACTGGTAAAGGTGTTAAATATTGGGTAATCTCCAAAGATAACTATTTAATATCAATAGAAAAAATTAAATCTAAGAATTAGTATTAGTTTTACGTATAAATGAACTAGAACATCATAATTAGGAGAGAAAAATATTTGCTGTATATGGTTCAGTAGTAATTCTTTGAATAGGATTTCCCCAATGAGTAGTTCCATAAAAAATAACTTTAATATACTTATCTGTTGTGTTAATCATATCAATTTTCTTTTCTAAAACTCCCTCAATTTCTACAGTTAAAATACCAGTATAAGACTTTTCTGTGTTATTTTTATCAACAAACTTTAATATTATTTGTTGGTTTTCATATTGCTTGTATACACAAGCAGGAGAAGGATAGCTAATAAATAAATTATTAGCTTCCGGATAAAAAATGATCCTGTTTTGTTTTTCTTCTATCAATATATTATGATTTATATCTAAAATAACAATTTCTACCAATTCTTTCATAAAGATTATATACAAATGTAATGAAAAGTTTCTGTAATAAAAAATATTTTTTTGATATATATGAAACAAACAATATTTTTTCCGCTATAGAGAAAAAAATATAACTATGCTAAATATAGAAAAATTAGAGCCATATTATAGTAACCAATTTGAAATTGAATTTTTTGGTGGATATCAGTTATTAACTGAACAAGTAATCTCTTATAAAATAGAAGATAGAATTATTTGGATTGATCTAGGAGTTAGTCAAGGAAAATTCATTGAAAATTATGAGGGATTAAAATCTACTAATGAGATTAGAATTAAACATTTTGATCGGGTAGGTAATGTTTATCTTGAATTGCAGGGACTCGTAGATTTCATTAACACTAGTGGTTTTGGTGGTAATTATAATGAAACGAATTGTATGGAAATGAAAGTTTCGTATGTATTTAAAGGTTTAAGTGTAACAGAAGACGGAAGATATGGTGAATTTGGGCACCCCCAAACAATAAAATTATTTTAATATGATTTACAATACCAAAATAGTAGATTTCATAAAAAATGAACTAAATAATGATATTAGTTTATTTAAAGAGACTCCATTTTATGAAAATAATCCAGATCTGAAAAAAGGAAATCTATTATTTGACATAACTATAGAAGAGCATCAAGAGATAACATCAATTAAAGATGACATTATAAAATTAGGTAATACCTATTGTTATGCTAATACACATGATGGCTATAATAAGAAAATAGAATTAAGAAAATATCAGGAAGAATATTTATTAGCTCAAAAAGAAAATAGATTTTTAGTAACAGTAGCTTCTCGTCAAGTAGGTAAGACTCTATTAGAAGCTATCTATTGTATGAATCAGATACTGCACGGAAAAAAGATCTTATTAATTACTAATCTTAGAGATAGTTGTATAGAAATTTTAGATCGGGTTAAAATGATCTATAGGAATATGCCATTTTATCTAAAACCTGGTATTCAAGCATGGAACCAAACATCAATTGTTTTTGATAATGGGGCAAGAATATACGGGGCTGGATCTTCTAAGGGATCTTTTATTGGTAAATCGTTCGATCTTGTCTATATTGATGAAGCAGCCCATATAAATCATAATAATTTTCTTGATATCTATCATTCGGTATTTCCACAGATTCTAAAAGAAAATGGCCAATTAATAATTCAATCTACTCCAAATGGTAGAAATAAATTCTATGAAATTTATGATGGTGCGACTAAAGGAACAAATTTATTTACCCCATATAGAATTGAATGGAATGTAGTTCCTGGCCGCGATGAAAATTGGAAAAATTCAGAGATAGCTAATTTAGGATCTGAACATTTATTTAATCGAGAATATGGATTATCATTTGATTCGGAGAATGAGGAAACTAGGAAAAAATTGATCAAGGATATAGTGGATATAACTTCCAAAATGGATGAATCTGCGAAAAAAGAAAAATCCCTTCTAGAGGAAAGACTAGAAAGGATCGAATCCATGTTAGGTATAAAAAATAATTAATTCCGGATTAGGATTTTAATATCTGTATAATTGCTTCTACCCCTTCATCTATAGTTGGGGCAATTATATTACCAAAACTAAGCATACCATGTTCGTGTATATTTCCTTTTCCCATAATTATTACAACAGGGATTTGAAATGCACGGGCCCATGCTATTTCCATAACAGTTCCAATAGAAACTTTAGAAGCTCCTAAAAGATTTACTAAAATAGCATCAGAGGTTTTACAATCATTATAGTCCCTTACATTAATTCCTGTTATAGAACTCATAGTATAATCACTATAGGAATCCGCAATCATTTCTTCTTTACTTAAATAGGATTTACCTCTCATTGGAGAATATCCTTGTATTCCATGTTCCTTTAAATGGTCTTTAACGTCATCTCTCCACGAGGTAACAGTACCATAATCATAGCCCGTAATTGGACCTGCTAAATAAACTTTCATGTATTTGTTTTTAGTATATTTTGTTAAATTCTAAATCCTTTTCATTAGTACCAAAAGAGTTGTAATTAGAAATAATTTCTTCCCCCTTAAAAATTTTCCTACTAGCATACGTGCAATATTCATTATTAGGATCGCGGGTATTAAAAAATTCTTCCGAATGATTAAAAAATCTAGCATTGTCTATACAGAGAAAATATAGATCATTATGCCTATATGCGTATGTTTTTACAAATTCTGAGTCTAGATTATTCATTATGCTAAGATTATCGTCCGTATAAATTCTATCTAAATTCGGATCTAATTTCCATATAAGAGCCCCCTCGGCAATATCCTCTGCTGCAAAACAACCAATTCCAGCATTTGGTATTGTACTTTTATCTATAAATGTTTTAATTTTTAACATACCTAATTTTTTAATAATTTAATCCTATTTGCTAAATAAACGTATGGCTTACTTTTTTCTTTCCTCCTAAGTCCTTCTGCGTGACATTCTACAATTACCCGATCTGTTCTTTTAAATCTCTTTAGGTATTCTTGTGCGTTTTCTTTACCGTCAATAATATGGATTCCAGAAGTGTATTTAGTTCCATGCCCATCCATGACATTTTCTCTAATTTCACCTTCTATCCAAGTATCAATCGGTAGTTTTCTCGTCCCTCCAATCCCGTGGAATAATGTATATAGGTCAGAGTTCTTTTTTTCTACTATCTTGTAGTAGACTACGGGGTTTACATCCCTCCGGTTTTCGAGTTGCATATAGCTGCGTGTTTGAATTTATAAATACGATACCTTTTTGTGTAATATTCTGCCCGACCCTTGGTCATAATAGCTCCGTGTACTGATTCGTCACTATTAATATACCAAAAACTTGAACCTTCATAAAGAGGTTTACTCTCTATTGTCATTGCTAGTATTTCCCTTTCCATTACTTTTTTTCTAATTTTTCTGCTTCCGTTGGTTCAACATAATTATTTTCAGTATTAATAATACCAATATTAACAATATCAAAGCCTTTTAAAACCGCAACCTTTTGTGGTGCCCAATCTTTCTGTATATAATATGAACATACTTTCCCTGCTATTTCAAGAAATACAGCAGGTCTAGCCATAGCAGGTACCAATCTAGAATGTAATTCAGTAGCCCTAAGTTCCCCTTTCAAGCTAAAATCTGTATGACCCTCAACATGAACAATATAATCATGGACTGCTCTAAATGTTTGGTATTGTCCATCACTCCAAAGAGGATGATTCGTATATTCTGCACTTACATACATAATTTTTTCCGCATTTACCCTTTTAACCATATCAGAGCAATCCTTATAAACCTCATGTGGGGAAACAATAATTTTTATATGACTCATCATCTCTTTATAGAATTTTTCAGAGCTGGCTAATAAGGAATCCCAGTGTTTCACAGCAGTAGGATCAAATACTGGTAATTTATCATATGCTAAACATATGGCATGAGCATATGCCCATACAGCAGATCTGCCCTGCAAACTAAACCTTTCATTTAATAAAGGGTTCTCGCCAAATTCTTTATAGTTATAGAGTTTCATCCAGTATATATTTTTAGTTTTACCATTTTTTAATCCCAAAGACCTATAATCGAATGAAAATTAATTTGGCCGAAGCATACGACAGCCAACCTATATTATAGGACTTAGTTCTGCATCATTGTTCCACATCATAACATCCTTCATTGCAAAATTCCTTTCTTCTCCTTTTTCTATATCAATTGCATGAAGGAACCATTGTAATTCCTGGTGGAATTCTGTTCCACCGTACCATATTTTAATAGGATGTACTCTTCTATGTCCAATAACTCCTTTCCAATTCTTATAGGTTATGTAAACTGGATTTCCTAATAATTCCATCTAAGTTATATTTAAAAAATTACTGAATAATGTCATCTGTGAACTTTTGTAAATTTATCTCTATTTTACTTAACGCCGCTTCATGTTTCTTCTTCTCTTGGAGTAATCTGTGCAATTCTACCTTGTCGTGATGATTAAGACCATCTTCGTGTTCCAGAATATACTCTATTTCTTTCTGGATCCGTTCTAGTAAATTCCTTTCCATTTTTGTTATTATTTTAAATCTTTCGTTTCCTATATTTATCCTTTGGACATAAAGTTTTTCTAATTCTTGGAAAACTTAATATTGGCAACTTTTTGTAAATTTTCGATTAAAATAATCACTTTGGAAGTGCATTTTGGTCGATTTTAAGCATGAAATTTTAAATCCAAAAGATATTTTAATATAAATCATTAGGGGCAAGAAATAGGATCAAATTTTTGAACTTTTTCAAGGTGGATGATAATTATAGATCCATCTTTTTATAGTATTCTGCTTTAGGCTCTTTAACAACTATTTCAAGTAGATATTTGAATTGAGACATTTCTGCATAATCTACATATCCACTAGCCAGACTAGGATCTGCTGGGGATATTCTATATCCATTCCCATCATCTACTAACCAACATGCCTTCTTTCCTTTTACCTTATCATCCCAAATAGGGTTATTAGAATAATGGAGTGTATGTATTTCTTTTCCATCTTTTTCCTCTTTGGTATAAGTGTATTCGTGATTCCCTTCCAGGAATAATTCTATCTGTTCCATTTTTCTTTTTTATAAATCTAATAATCTTCTTACTAATAAATGTCCGTTTTGGTACTTTGGTGTCTGAATATTGATGGTTTAAACCTGGATATTGGAAATCCAAATACATCAATGACATTTTAGGTCCAGACATTGGCGTTACTGCAACCAAATCCATACCAATTGTTTTGGCTGCTACTCGAGATGCTATTGGCATTATATTACCAAACCCTCCTTCTTCATCCTGGAGGATCTCTATAGTCTTTTTTACTTCGTCCTCTGGCATGTCGACCGGAAGATAGATTGTAGATTGATTACTTGCCCAAACGAAATGAGTCTTAAATTCTGTCCAGAGACCAGTAGCATCTGGAACAAAAAATCTATTTCTATAGACTGGCCATTTACTCTCTCCTTGGCTATCAAAAGAATCCCAATTAGTTTTATAATAAGGCTCTTCTTTTTCTTTGGTATAGACTCTCTGAAAAATACCATCCTTCATAGAGCAATATGTAATTCTACCACGAGCATCTTCATCTATATGTCCAATATAAAAAAGAGGATCCCCCTCAATGGGACACTTTAAACCAGTATCCCTTAATTCATCTAATGGAAATTCCTTAATTCTCCGCTTAAAATCCGCGGTTGTTGCTGGATCATACATACCTATGTTAATTTGGCTTTTAGTTCCTCTAACTTTCGGGTTGGAGGTTTGTGTTGTGGATAATAAACCAAATATAGATATACCGAACCAAATACCTTAATTCTTTCTGTCCCAAAAACAAATTCCTTAATAGTCTCCTTTGTTGTAAGTGCCTTATTACCGATGGAGTCTTTAAAATACCATTTTCCATTTTCCTCTTCGATTGATAGGACGGGTAAGGTATAGAGTTCTTCTGCATCCTTTGCAGGATCTTCGGTATAAGAGTTTATTAATGATATACTATAATTATTTTGAACCATTTTCTTTATTTTTCCTGTCTATCGATTGAATCCATTCTATGGCTACTGCGGCCACTTGTATAAGTTCTGCTCTTCGGGTTTTGTCGTCAAATGCAGAAATAGTTTCAGAAAGCTCTTCCACTAAAATATGACTCCATGTAAGTACATTTTTTTTAGCCGCTGTATCACATAAAAATTTTGCTCTTTCCTCAGAGGGAATTTCATATTCCTGGCAAAGTCTATCACCAGTTGCACCTCCATTTCTACCCGTTAAAATGGGGTCAACAGAGGGATGATCCTGTTGACCCCATTTAGATTCCTGCCTTTGTCGCTCCAACCAAATTTCTTCGTATATTGGATTATCAATTACTAATGCGTTCAT